CCCGTTGATTGACAATTTACAGACTTTTAAGTGTCTCGTCAATATCTTTTTCAATGTCTTTTAAAGTTTTTTCTAAGTTCTTGATATTAAAGGATAAACCTTCACCAAGAGTCTTAGAGTAACCGCTAGGACGTAAATTATACAGCTTAATTCCTTCCACTTCGAAGAGGCTAACTAACTCACCGTTTACATCATAAGCCATTGAAACAGTATTTGCAGGTGCATTGTAAAACTTATTCAGTGACTTAATAGAACGTTCATAAGCCATTTTATAACCGTTTAAAAGGTTTTTAACGTGGTTGTGAACGTTTTTACACTCATCTAAGTAAATCTCTAAGAATAACGGTAATAATTCCGCTACAGCTTGCATAAAGTGAGAGACTACAACGGTTGCAACATTACGACGATGTACATAATAAGCCCCGTTTTCTGACTTAGTGATGGTTGCAAAGTGTACCCCATTACAACGGAATTCATAGGTATCTTTAACAGGCTTTGACATGACATGAATTGAACGGATGTAGTTGAATTTTAGAATCTCCTAGTTTAAGGGCTTTGTTTAGTGGGGAAGTTCATTCCCTCCCCATTGATTAGTAATTTACTTGTTTTGATATCTGATTGCAAGCAATTTTTTAAGCTTATCTATAAAGAAATCTTTTAAGTGAATCCCTTTTAGATAAACCCCCTCGAACAAAGTTACCAATGTCAATGGGTATTGTCAACACTTTTTTAAAAGTTTTTTATAAGTTATTGATTAACTGATGAATATTTTTTCAGGCTTTACATAGCTGATACGCTGACTTTTTAGCAGGTCATCCCAGATTAACGCGGCGATATGGGCATAACCGGATTCACGTAAAAGTTTCATTGTTTTACTTCTCGTTTCAAAACGGCTTGCATAGTACTCACTATTCAGTGTCGTTTTATTCCCTTCATTGTCTACATGGATAATCTGCATCACTTGAAAGGGGCTTGTGTCCTCGCCTTTATTCCACTGTTCAAAGTATTTTAGGCACTGCATAGGTGACATCTTATCACTGACCTGAGTTGACCAAGATGCGCCAGCTTTATCGGTAATTACGGTTACATAAGCCATTTTTAGATTCTCCAGTTTAGGACTTTATTTAGTGGGGAAGGTCATTCCCTCCCCGTTGATTGACAATTTACAGATTTTTATCAGGCTTGTCTAGTCTTTTTCAATGATAATTTCATACTGACCATCAACACTATCGAAATAGATTCCGTCGTCATCTTCTGTCTTAAAGTAACACTGAATATCATCACTTGCGGGGTAGTCTTGCCTTGCTATCTGGCAAACTTGAATAGCATTTTCTTTACTTCCTGTGAACTCCTCAAGCCCTTTAAAATCACATGAATGGCCATTACAAATTGAGAGGATGAGATAAATGGTTGTTAGCATGATTTAAGCCCCCTAAAAGCCCCTGTGAGGGGCTGATTAGTGTTTATAAGGTGATTGCATAGGTTTTTAGAAAAAGCTCTTTAAATCTTCTTCTGTGATGTTTCCTGTTAGTGTATCCATGATGTCACAAAAAACCTGAATACTGTCCGACTGTTGAACACTTTTAGCAAGAAGCTCCAGAGACTCATCAAGATAATTTAAATTTGGGTTATCCAATGAAGGAAGACAAAAAGGTGAAAACATGGCATTAAATTCAGTGATGTAAACCTTTTTAATCCAGCTTATATCAAAATACTCTGTAAAACTTGCCACGCTCGACATATTATCACAAGAATAATCATCATTCAACTCATCCTCTGGAATATCAAGTTCCAAGATAACAATATTTTGAGTTTTCATCTGAAAAGCTGCCGTTATAGTGGCATTGCCAAGAGCTTGCTGGATACCTTCAGAGATTATTTCTTCCTCATCGTCGCCATAGATTTTATTTTCTGGATACACGTAAAAATTGCCGTCCATATCCGAACAATTCCATGCGCCTGATGGTTTATCACCGTTATTAATCAGGTTGAGGAAATTTTCTTGAGTAGTACCGTGAAAACATTTCATTTTTGAATCTCCAGTTTAGGATTTAGTGGTAAAGCTCTTTATCTGGGGCTTAAGATATCAACTTTTAAGCCCCTTGTAAAGTACTTTATTTGTTATTTTTGACAACTTTTAAAACTGCAAGGTAACCTAAGCAATAAGAATCACCGAAAAGAGTCCTACCCATGAAAGAATCCTCTTTAATATCCTTTGCAGTGACAGTTTTCTCTACGCCGTGGGAAAGGACTACATCACCAACTTTAATATCTTTGATGTGAGTTGTTTCAATGTGTAAGCCGTTGATAATAGCCATTTTTAAGTTCTCCAGTTTAGGATTTAGTGGTAAAGCTCTTTATCTGGGGCTTAAGATATCAACTTCCAAGCCCCCTGTAAAGTACTTTATTGCGTCTTCTTCGTAAATATTAGTTTTACAGCGATTGTTGGAAGCTCTTCGATATTTGTAAATAGTGTTACTTTTTGAGTAGTAACCTTGTAACCGTTTTTTGCAGCGTAACCCGTAAAGCGGTTAACCGTGTAGCTATATGTTTTTGGTGTATTGTCTGGCATATGGTACAGGAAAGGTTTGCCTAAATTTTCTGGTTGCGTCAACAGTCGGCAAGTATCAGGGATATTTAAAAAATTCATCATTTTAGAATCTCCAGTTTAGGACTTTATTTAGTGGGGAAGGTCATTCCCTCCCCGTTGATGTGTAATTTAACCTATCTAAAAATCAGTGTCAACAAAATTTTTTAAAGTTCTGCATAAATTGCATCACAGATATTACGGAAGTCATGATTAGTCAAATTACGCTGCAACCAAGTGGCGAAAAAGTCAGCGATTGCAAAGTTAGCATCATACTCGACAGATAGCCACACTTTAACAGCAAATCGGAACATTTTCAAATCTAACTCTTTATTCATTACCTTAGATTTGCCTAACATGTCGGACATTTCATATTGCGCACCGTCTAGCGTGATACCTGCTGCAACGTCAGCCAATGAATTTTTTACGTTTTCAACGTCTAAAATAACGCTTTGAATCTTTCCGATAATGTTGTGCAATGTCTCATCAGGCGCTGATGATGTCATAATGTTGATTCGATTAACGGTCAAACGTGCTTTTAAGGTTGATAATTCACGGTTATTAATAGCCATTTTTAAGTTCTCCAATTTAGGATTGAGTGGTAAAGCTCTTTATCTGGGGCTTACTTTATCGAACTATAAGCCCCTTGTAAAGTACTTTATACTAAATGCAGCTTTTTACCTTTTACCATGATGTAACTTGTTGCGCTATTGCTGTGTACATCTTGATAAATTCTACGCAAACGGCCTTCGTAGTATACTTTCCAGCTAGTTGGAATCTTTTTACCGTATCCGGTAGCAGTTTTTTGGAGTCCTGCAACTTGCCAATTTAAGATGTGTTGCTCAGCCCGTAAATCTTCAAAGCACATCACACCGTCTACATAGTGACGCAAGGTGACATTTAAGGTGCGACCGTTGTTAGTAGTATACATTTTTTGAATCTCCTAGTTTAAGGACTTTATTTAGTGGGGAAGGTCATTCCCTCCCCGTTGATTAGTAATTTAATCTATCTAGAAATCAGTGTCAACAGTTTTGTTTTCGTTTGCTCAATTCTTGAACAATTACAGCATGATAATCTTTTAAATCACTGATATTTAAAGCATTTATCAGAGAGTTATAATCATCGACTAACTGGAAATCATCTTTGAAAATGTCGCTGATTTGATAAGTTTTTGATTGGAATCTGAAGCTCATTTCTAACCGTTTTATTTGCTCATCACTTAAACGCTCTAGAAAGCTCATCACGAGATTATTGTTAACCTGTTGCGTGATTGCCTTACTTGCCAAAGTATATGCGCTATAAGCCTTGTAAAGTGCTATAATGGCAATGATTGCAGTGATACCCATCATTAACATGGTGTTTTCTCTTTACGTGATACTTTGCCATTTACAGTTATCTCATAGGATTCTAATAAATCGCTTTTAGACTTTACAGGACTTTTAAAAGTATCATCATAAATATTGACTTGCAATACAGGTTTTTTATATTCCCTACAACTATTCCATAAGCAAATCACTACACGACGACCTTTTATTTTGCCGTGTAACCATTCCATAACATCATGACTATTCCTTGATGTTTCAATGAAATCAATTTTGTTGAGTAATTTGCTTAGATTTTCACGCACTTGATTTGATAATTTCATTTTAGAATCTCCTAGTTTAAGGGCTTTATTTGATAAATCTCTTTATCTGGGGCTATCATACCAGCTTGATAACCCCGTGTAAAGAAATCTATTTAGTTCTTAAAGATATTCATCACTGAGTCTTTCAACGATTCCAAACGTTCTAATACTTCAGATTCTGCGTCTGCGTTGTTCACCTCTTCTTTTAGTCTATCTTCTAAATCATCGCCGTCACGATAGCACCAATCGAAAGCATAACCAAGATAAAAACTTTCTAAAACCGTGCTACCGTTTGCATCCACAACTTTCGCGGCAAGGTTATACTCTGACGCCTCTAAATCTCTTTCTAGTTCTTTCTGTAAGCTTGCGTAAGCCTCTTTTGATGGATTTTCCCGGCCTTGTTTTGCATAGTCACTAGAAAGCTGTTTAAGGCTGTAATGTAAAGGGATTGCATATTTAAATTCATTATGCTGGCAGTTAGGATTTTTAACAGTTACACCGCCTTGATGGTCATCTGTAAACTTCCAATTGTCAAGATTATGACTTGCTTCAAAGCAATTAACAGCTTCATAGATAATGGTGAATTTTTCTTTTACAACTTCAAAGGTAGCGTCTACAGTTTTCATTTTTGAATCTCCAGTTTAGGATTGAGTGGTAAAGCTCTTTATCTGGGGCTTAAGATATCAACTTTTAAACCCCATGTAAAGTACTTTATTTGTTAATTTTCAGCTTTGCATAACTTCTCATTGTGCGAATGGGGGATGTTAATGCTACGCGTCTAATATATGCCTTTTTCGTGTATACATTTGTCTTCCCGATAGTGTTTACACATGTAAAAAGGTTTATCGGTGAATTTTTTAACTTCAACTGTTTATCAACCTTCACGCCCCACCTTACAGCAGATTGTTTTCCGTTGTCAACCACTTTCCCGCATAACTTTTTAGCCATGATACGAGCGTCATCACGAGTCTTTGCGGTAATTACAACGTTTTTGATAATAGCCATTTTTAAGTTCTCCAATTTAGGATTTAGTGGTAAAGCTCTTTATCTGGGGCTTACTTTATCGAACTATAAGCCCCTTGTAAAGTACTTTATTTGTTAATTTTGAGGATTGTTACATAACCATCACTACCGATGATTTGCGACGCTCCAACTTTTTCTACTGAATAGCCCATATTTTCAAGATGATAGACAGCATCATCATAACCATATGCGCCGCCCTGATAACGTCTCTTATCGCATCTTATCAGGTTTTTCCCACGTCCAGCAAGTGCATTGAGAATAGTTTTTTCGCTTGAAAGCGTACCATCTATCATAGTTGCCGTGTAGTGGTTGATTTTATTCCCGTTGATATCATACTTAAAATTGAATGCGTGAACAACAATTTTATTCCCTTTAAAATTCTCATCAAGTGACTTCTCCAGTGCGTTGCGAAAGTTGTCTTTGTTGATGAATTTAGGTGCACGATATGCCATTTTTGAATCTCCAGTTTAGGACTTTATTTAGTGGGGAAGGTCATTCCCTCCCCGTTGATGCAAATACTAGATAACCACGTTCAAAGAGTCAAGAAAAAATTTTAAAAATATTTTTGGCAAAACTGTAATGAAACGGGCGCACACGACTACCACAAAACAGAACACAAATCAAGAATTATTTTTCAATCCGCTACAAATTTTTCTCTTGACTTTTGGGGAGAGGGGGAGTAAGAGGGGGAGAGGGTTTGGTCTGGCTCTCTATAAAAACCTACCTGCACAATCCTAAAATGATTTTTCTTGCCCGACCTGAGTGTGGTCTGCACGTTTTGAAAATGAAAAAGCTCTTTGGAGATTATCTGCACAGTTTGAAAATGAATTTTCTCTTTGGAGTTCAAAATTCTCTCTACAGATTTCTCTACAGAACTCTACCTGCACAATTCTGAAATGAAAAAGCCCTCCTTACCTGAAAAATTTACCAGATAAGAAAGGCTTAGGCTATTGTGAATATCCTACAGAGTTTCTTAGTTCTTTGCGTCTAAGAAGGTAACTTCTGGTGAAGAGAAAACTGTCTCGATATCCTCATCAGTTCTTGCATAGATATAAGTATCTGCATCACTGCCAAATGTTACTGCAATCCTGTGATTGCTCTTCGACAGGTGGGTAACTAGAGCGTTACTCAGAGACATCTTTTCAACCGGAGGGTTACTTTGATGTATCTTACCTTTTCTTCGTCTGAAGAGGGTAACTGCGTTATCTGTGAACACTGCTACACCTGCAAAGTATTCTGGTTCACAGTAGTTCTTCCAACCTGAGAGTAACTTGTGGTACATCTCTCCTTCATAGACATATAGATAAACATCTACACTCTTCATCACCTGATTGATGATAACTGTGACGGCTTGAGGGTCAAGTCCACCGATACCTGCACCAATCATAGGTAAACCAACTTTCTTCAACTGATTAACTTCACAGTATCTGTTAAGTTGCTTCAAAGATGACTCTAAAGCACTGTATCGGGCATCTTTACCAGTCTTAAGCTGAGTGTAAAGGTTAGCTATACGACCTTGTTTTAAGCGTGCTACAGAGAAATTACCTAGTAAATTCTCACAGGGTTTATGACCTATACCACCTGCATAGAGATAAACTTCTGTATCGGTCTCATATGCTTTTGGGTAAAGTTTAGAAATCTTGTCAGCGATACCTGCACCCATTAGGTTCATGCAGTTACAACCATGACCAATGATGTCAAACTTACCTTTATCAAATGCAGCAAAGATATCGCCATTGATGATTTTTACAATACCCATTTAACATCTCTCCCAAGATTCTTTATCTTCTGAAGGCTTTACACGTTGCCCTTCGTGGTCTACCCAGATACATCCACAACCTTCACAGATTACTGGCATTGCATAACCAGCTTTAAAGTCATCTTCAGTGATAAGACCTTTTAAGTCACCTGTATCACGTCCGAACATTTCGATAGAACAGTCTTTGCAGAAGTCAGCCATATCATATACACCTTATAGTTCAGTTTCTCGTAATTCTTTACCTTCATCATAGAAGCATTTATAGAATGTATCTATAGAAATTCTGGCAAAGGTAAGGTCTTCAAAGTATTCTTCTGGAGTTATCCCTGTAAAACTAAAACTATCGAGATTGTAAAATGGTATCACTGTGTCGTTACTAACGAAAACACATGCTGATGTAACTTCTCCAGTGTCTTTATCAATTACCTCTAGAGCTTTCATAGCTTACCTTTTCGGTTAGTTCATATAAATCAACATGCTCAATACTGTCAATGTTGATATCAACCTTTTTGAAACGTTCTATCACTTCGTTGTCAGTCATCCATATCAGACACCAATGATTCTGGATGGATTCTTCAAGAAGGTCAACACAATCTTTAAAGGTTTTTGTATCACTTCTTGTTCCTACTACTGCGATTGTTCCATATAGCCACTTACCATTGCCATAAGATACTTATGCTACGCCAACTTCTTTACCTTTCTCATAGTAAACGGCTACAAAGTCTCTTCCATTAATCTGCATAGTTACTTCCTCGTTTTAAGAACTGCTAAGATTTCTTTAGAATCTGGTAAGAACCATGTGTAGTGATTCTCTTTGATTTCTGGATGAGTGTCAACCTTTATTTTGCACTCTTTACCAACATGTTTAAGCTGTGCTGTGACACCTTGCATAAAGATATGGCACATCACATTATCCATAATGGTTGGTGAGAAATCAATTCGCATATAAGTCTCTTTTGGTCGTGGTAACAGTAAGTACCCTTCTACGTAAAAAGTATCTTGATTCTCTGTCATTGCTGCTTATTCCCTAATAAAATCATGTCAATAAGGTTGTTAGCTTTGATTGTGCACTGGTAAAAGCCGTCACGATAGAACTCAAGGGCTGCTGCTACATCGCTGCCTGTGTTGCCTTTGATGATATACCGTGATTCTTCTTGGGTGTACTTATCACTCTCACTTACTTGGGAGTTTTTGAATGTACTGCTCACTTTGTTCGTTGAACACCCTGACATAGTTATCAGTAACACAAACATTATAAAACTCTGGCTTAGTTTTTTCATATGTTAGTACCTCTTTTGTATGCTTATTCTTAGCAAGCACATCTTTCAAATCATTTTTGTAATTGGTGCTGAGTGTGGCTAAACCTTCCTGATAAGCATCTTTAGCAACACTTATTAGTTTCTCATTATTTAGCTCAGTTTCAGCAACTTGATAGTCTCTGTAAGAGTATCCTCCCCAGACACCTGCACCAACTAAGAAAACAATTATGAAAGTAGCTTGACAGAACTCTTTAAATGTCATTTAACAATCTCCTAAAATGAAAAAGGCTCCCGAAGGAGCCTGTATCTTAACCTTAACCGAGGACTTTAGCAAGGATATTCGCAGCCATCGAAGAAGCTTTTGCAGCAGCAACTACGCCAGCTTTGACAGTGCTATCCTTAATAGCAGATACCGTTGCAGCATCAGTAAAGAGATAAGTGATTGTTTTAGAACCACTTGTAAAGGAAAGCATAAGAGTAGTTTCCAGATTGAAAGAGCGATACGGAGCACCTTCTTTAACGATACCTTCAGCACCTAACTCTGAAGCCTTACCCATATCATAGATAGTCATCAGGTTTTCTTTGTGTGCAGTCGTTGAACCAGCACCTTTTACGTGTTTTTTAACATTCAATAATGCACGATATTCACGAATGCTGCCATCAGCTTTTACATTAACAGCACGAAAAATTTTACCTTCAAAGTTACCTTGAATCATTTTACGAACTATTGCAGATTTGTTTACCGTATCGTCCAGTGCTACCGTAATGATATTGTTCATAAGTTTTCTCTCAATGTTTAACTAACATGGTTTTAATGTGTGGAAGGATTCTGTTCACCTTCTGCACATTCTTCTCTGTGTCTTCTATAAAACATACTATATTAAAGTAAGGCAGAATGCAAGACTGAATCATCCTCACTTTCAAACTTTCTGCGCTTATAGAGTTAGTCCCAAAACCACGCATAAAAAGCATGTAGTCATGCTCTGTGTTATGCCTTAAAAACATCTCAGTAGGTATTCTCTGAGATTCACCTCTCGCTGTCAAGAGTCCAACAGCAGCATGATTAGCAATTGCATCAATGATATTGAAAACATACGTTGGTTTTGCTCTTACAGAGTCAAGAAGATTAGTGTACTGCGAGAATGAACCGTCAGTCAATTCCGTTGAACAATCTTCGTGATTAAAATTTGTAAGAACACCATCAATATCTGCTAAGATGAGATTCCCTTTTTCTACAAGGTCTTTATTGACTATGACTAAGCTATCACGACTTACACCTATAGTTTGTCCAGTCTCTTTATCTACAACATTCACAATTGGTTCTGATGTGTGGAACTCTTCGAGTGAACATACAACTTCTCTTGCAGTGTCTTCAAAATCCCTACACTGTTCTGGAGTCCATACACAGGAATCAAGACCTAACTCATGAGGATGTAAGTCGTAAGCATGACACAGTACTTCATCAGACTTTTTTAATTTTTTCATGGTTTACCTTAGAAATGTTTGTTGCAAATTCACATTGAGCAATAACTTTCATGTTGTTATAGACATCTTGAGAATATTTCTTAGCTTTAGGGATTCTGTACGAATACCCAGCATTATATGATGCTAAAACTTTTTGTAAAGTCTTCTTTGACTTTGGCTGACCATGCACCTTTGTCCAAAACTCAAGCTCTTTGTGAGTTTCCTTCGCAGCATAGTCAAAGTCTTTTAAGAGTTTCTTTTTAGCCACATTAGGACTAATTTTGTTACGCTTTACAACAGTCTTCAAGTGATTCTGGAAGATACCATAGTCATGGGTCTTTTTATTCTCTACCTTCAGACCTAACTCTGACTCTTGTAAGGCTATAGCAGCTAGAGTGATACCCCAACCTTTACCCATGTTATTCTCACCATACTGGTAAGCTTTTAACATGTTTACTTTTTGGCTAATTGATAGCTCTGGGCAGTCAACTGCATAAGATAAGTGTGCTGTAAACATTAAGCACAAACCTAGAATCAATTTCTTCATTGGTTCTCCTGTTTAGTTTATCGTGAAAACAATTATACAGCACTCTGCACAAAATACAAATAAAAAAGGCCGCCGAAGCAGCCTTTTAAGAAATTACTTATTAGATTTCACGTTTACGCTGAGAGATAAGTTCCCCAGCAGTGCCAACGATGACATGCAAAGCTTCAGTCTTGCCATCCCATGCTTTCAGTACTTTACGTTGATTATCAACGATTGCTGCAACTTCATAACGAGACGAGCGCATCTTCATATCGTTGTAATCAGTTGGTACGGATACAACGTCTCGTGGATGGACACGAACCTTCAGAATTGTATCACCTGAGAAGCAACGAACATAATCCCAAGCACCAACATGAAGACCTTGAGAGCAAGTCACGTTACGGTTATTATCAACCATCCAACGTGGCATTTCTACAATGTTACCCAAATCATTAGGTACTCTGTAGGTGTGGGAGTCAACCAGCTTGCCTTCACGAGTAGATACTTTCTTCCAACCAATGATGTAGCCTTCTTCATCAATTTCAACATCAAGGTGAGATACGAAGCCCCAAAGTTGCTCTACAGAGTCTTTAGATGGGTTTTCCATCAGTTTTTCGAAGAACATCACAAGGCGTTCGAAACCTTTATCTCCAGTCTTCATCATGTGAAGAATACGGTCAACCAGAGTAGAACGCATCTCAACAGCACCGTAGAATAACTTGTCACCTTTGATTGTGATAGCGCCCTGAGTGAAGTTTTCGATAGACTTACGAATGTTCATCAATTCAAAGGCTTTTTTGAACTCACCTTTCACAACATGAACTACAATCTCTTGATAGTTCGGATGAGTAGACTCAACAATTTCAGATTCTGAACCATAAGTCATAATTACAGAGTCACCAGTAATCATGTACTCAATCTTGTCATCTTTCTGCATAGCTTCATGCAGTTTATTTACCGGAGCTTTCTGTACAGCATCTTTAACAACCTTTTCAACTGGTTTGTCAGCTTTCTTTTTAAAGGTCTTAGCAACTTGCTTCAAAGTCTTCGTAGCTGGTGTAGAAGTTGCCTTCTTATTCCCTTTTAAGGTTGCTTCATGACGCTCTACAGCACGACCGACTGAACGGGTTGAAGTATTAAATTTCTGTGCAATAGCTGTTTTAGTCAACTTACCTTCTTTAACCAGTTTGTAAATTTCTGCGTCAATCTGTGCTTTAGTTTTGGTAGTCATCTTATTACTCTCTCTTGTTAGTTAATAAATCATTTTGTGATGCTATTCTAAGGGGTTTTGAAGCCCCTTGTCAAACACTTTAATCGTAAATTGTAGTCCCTTCTGGAACACACTTCACATCAAAGCCTAAGAACTTACTCACTTCGATAGGTGACACTTTATTCCAATCTAAATGAGAAAGCAAGAAGTTTTCTTGTTTTCTTTTTGAAAGGTAGTTTGTCACCTTAATGACCATGCGGTCACCAGCTTTCTTAATTTTCTTGTAAAGCTTTGTATCATTGTCAAGACAGTCTTTCAAAGTTTTCAATACACTAACAGTATAAGTGTATGCAAATGGTGCAGCAACGTATTGGATTTTACCGAACATTGCCTCTACAGCATCTTCATTGCCTTCTAGGAAGATAGTTTTGTTAGTATCTCGTGAATAGCAATAACCACGAGAAATCTTCCTGTTATTGAATGTAAAGTTTCTGGCGATAATCCAACTGCTTGTAAGGTCAAGAACACCATTCATATAGATACGTGTCATATACCTGTTATGATTAATCCAGTGAACATCAGTTAAGCTGTCGTTCAAGAGCTTCTCATCTACTTCAATCCAGTCTTCTGGTATCTTTTTCCAATTTGCTTTTCGGAAAACATAGACTGTCTTCCCTGTAACATTAGCAACTGACTTGGCTACATCTTCTGGAGATGAGCAAAAACATTCGCCATCAACTGTATCACCAACTGCCTTAATGTAAAGCTGAGGTTCTTCAATTGTATCGAAGTCCTCTGAAACCTCTTTATAGGAAGCTACACCTTCTGCTGGAACAGCTTTCCAGAGTTTTACAACACCCCTTACAGCTTCTTTACGCTGATAGTAATGTTCCTTATCAGACATCTTCACAATCTTTAACAAGCTTTTATCAAGTTTGTGTAGATTGATTAGGTCGTCTAACTCTTTTTCAGTCGAGAATACAAACACAATACCATTATATCTGTGAAACAGACTTGACTCACTGGCGTAGTCTCGACATGCATCACGCAGAATCTGATTGCGGCCTACAGTCTTTTCAGTACCGTTTTTATTGCGACGGTCATTAATCACGAACAAAAACTGTTCAATTTGGCTTTTACGCATTGCACCAAAGATATTGAACATGCTCGCCTCTTGAGTGTAGGAAAGTGCTGTTGCACGAATCTTACTCTCTAAAGAGTTGAACTTAACATAAGCAACTGGATTGTATAGGTAGTCCACTTTAGGAATGTTGTTTCCTTTACTGTCAACCTTAATATTACCTTTGCCGTCACGTTCATAGATGACTGAGCCGTCCTCTGCGTAGATAATTCCACAACGAATGTTTAGTAATTCTTCTTCCAGAGAATCAAGCTTAACACCTCCCCACTCTAGCTTTGGACACACAACATTAAACATCTCTCGTGAGTTCAAGCGTAACTCAGCATAAGCCTGTGCAGCATCCATGAGTGTAGGTTGACTATTAACTTTCTTGATAACATCCTTTGTAATTGCTTCAGTTATCTTTTTAGTAGCCTCGATGATAACATTTTTTGTCGTGTCATTCATCTGCAATGCTTCACGAGAAGCTGCAAAAGCAACTGAACCAATAGGCATGTAGATGTTTACAAGGTCTATGCTCCTGCGGAAAAATTCTGGTAATACTTTGAAGAAATCATCACCAAGTAATACCTCCATATTAACTGGGTAGGCAATATTACCCATAACCACGTTAAACTCTGTTCTATTGCTGCTTGAACGCCAGCTATGCTTATGAGTCATGGCATCATAGACACCTTCTTCACGAGCAATCACATCCATATCTGCTAATATATCATTATACTCCACATTACTCTCTGGTTTTACAGCAAAGTATGAGTATACATTACCAGCCTCTTCAAAGAACTTTGAAATACGGTGGTCAGCAACTGCCACACGTACAGCTAAACCATTAGGTTCATTTGTTTGGTTAGTAGTAAGCTTAGTTACTTGAGGAATACCATTCTCAAGGTAAACAGAGTACTTATTAACAACACCATCAACATAGCTAGACACTGTGAATGACTGAGCAATCGCAAACGGTGACTTTGAGCCGATACCCATTGCACCAATGTAGTCATTAGAGTCATTCTTCGTAGAAGCCCCATAGTTCAGATACAAACTCATTACTTTGTCATGGGTTAAACCAGTTCCAAAGTCACGGACTTCAAAGTAAGGCTCAAATCGAGTAGGTAAATGCACATGGAACGGGATGTTCTCTTTTCCAGCTTCTTTTTGAGCATCTACTGCGTTACATGACAGTTCACGAATCACTGCCCTTTCTTTAAATGTGTATACACCGGAACTCAAAAGGCTGAACATTTCAGGTGTCATTGTAATCTGTGCTTGAGACGTCTCTAAAGAAGTTGAACTCTTAATCACTTCTGCGTGGTCGTTTACCATGCGCATAATACTTTCCTCTTAGTTTACTGTTAAATTACTTATTAAACATTTTACCAGAACCACCACACATAGGGCAACAACCTGCCCTTATGTACCCCTCTCCATTACAGTAGTCACATTTTTTGTGCTCTGCAAAGTACTTACAAAGGAGGTAGACAAATACTGCTACACTACCAAGTGACAGTAAAATTTCTATCCAATATGCTTGCATGACTCACCTCTCATATTCTTGTAAAGGATAAAGCTTCTGTCATGGACGATACTTGTAGACACTGCAAAGTTACTTTCAAGCATCTGTTTGTTTGGATTGTAGAAGCTTTCTTTAAACTCGTCAAGTGCAAATTGGTGATTATCTGGAAGACCTTTTACACAGACCTTTATTGTAATTGCTGCTGCGACCTTGCCAGTTAGTTCTTCTTTAGCTGCTACTAAAATTTTGTTAAGAAACTTATGGCCATCTTCAGGCTTCTTGATGTTCTCCCAACGTTCTTCTAAGACAATGTTGATGTTCATCTCTTTGATTTTCATAGTTTTCTCTCTCAATCAAAAGTTACGTTTGTTACTGCCATTGCAGATTTGCATTTTGCAGGGTCTACAACGTGATAAAGTACACTACAGTTACCTGTGCTGTCTGGTACAGGTTTAACCCATTGTTGCTTGACAGTTGGTTCGCCTAAGTCTTTGTAAGAACCATCTGTAAAGTTGTTTACCATCTCAAGTGCAATTGGCTCTGGAACATGACCACGTATCATGTACATTTCACAACCATTACCTCCTTCACTGACTAATGGTAAAATCTCCCACTTTTCTTTAGCCATTATAAGTTGCCCTATAAACTGTCTCGAACTTCAACAGGAGAGATATTGCCAAATCTGTATAGTTGTTGTCAAGCACATCTGGCATATTATTTTTGATATATTTCTCTTGCTCTTCATAGGTCATCTTAGGGATACTTAGGAGGCTATCTCCTTGCTTCTGGTTATCAGCTTTAGTTTGGATAAACCAGTTCGCACAGTGATGTTCACCACCTTTTGTAACAGGTTTGTGGTGGCCTAGTGTAAATGTTTGCTTACCCGTATACCTGCAAAGATTGTTCAGTGTTGCAATGGTGTTCTTCACAACACACCATTCATACAGGTTATCTATTGTGTAGTGTGGGTAATAACGGACAAGTGCTCTTTCACGGAAGTTATCACGATTCCAAAGAACCATGTGATTAGAATTTGAAGGGTCATATTTGTGGGAGTCTATAAATTCTTGACGTTCCTCAAAGCTGAGTCTTAGAACTGACATTGCAGCCGAACGTTTCAGGTTTGACAGATACATGTTATCTCCAAAATAAAAAGGGAACCTTTACAGTTCCCTAATCATATAATATTACTGTGAGATTTTCAACACTTTGAGGAAGCCTTCTTCGCCAATGTTGCTTATAATGTAATTTGTAGGTTTAATAGAGTGGTTTAGACATACAATCTTCTTGTCTTTCTTATTGTAAGTTAGTTTAAGCTGTTCTAGCTCTTTACTACCATCAAGAGATTCGTTGTACATCTTCACAGCTTTCTTAAATGGGATGTGTTCGCCACCAAAGGTTAGAAATCCCGTACCACAATAATGTGCGTTATGTTGCTCAACCATAAACTGACACAGAACTGCAATCTGAATCTTACGAGTGTTATAAACTTTGCTCATGATTATTTAGCCTTCTTATTACGTTTACGGTTACGAGCTTTCTTAGCTGCACGTTTAATTGCTGCTGCACCAGTTGGTCGATGTGCTTGTTTTTTACCACCTTTACCACGTCCAACGTGGATGTAAGGCTGCTGTTCAATTTGGCTTGCAAGAACCTGTGCAATTGCTGAAGCATCTACACCAACCTGCTTCCCAGTCATAGAAATGATTGCTGCTGCTTTTGCCAGTGCCTTCAAAAAGCCAGCTTTAATATTGCCTAAAATTCCCATTTTAGTCTCTCTCATTAAAGTTTAATACAGAACTTATGAAGTTCTTCTTCAGTGATACCGATTGGAGTTATACCTTCTCTGATGTTTTGAATCCTGTAGAAGTCTCCAAACTTATCTGATTCATGAATTTCAAAGGTAACGTTCTTCACCATCGTTGCAAGAGCACATAATGAACGTGCACCAAATTTTTCTCTCGTATAAATCATCCAGGCATCTAACTTGTTGATGTCATAAGTCCACTTACCAGAATAATCATTCTGCTCGCCATTGGCAATCACCTTGCCACCCATACTCTTTTCTCCAGAGGTTTTGGTTATCAGAACCACGATATGGTTTAACTGTTGGTTTAGATGAATCATACTTACCATCAATCACCACGTCAACATATTTCATCACATCTAAGTGGATTTTTTCGTGCAGTTGAAAACCTGTCCAAAGCCATATAGACTTTTCTGGATAAACAGTTTTAATACGCTTGCATATGTTGGTGACCTCTTGAATGTTTCTATCATCCAGAGGCTCCCCACCAAGTATTGACAACCCACTGATGGCCTCATCATCCATTAGCTTAATGATGCCGTAGAGGTTTGCATAAGTAAATACTTTACCAGCATTAAACTTCCAAGACTCCCTGTTAAAGCAGCCTTCACAGTGATGCTTACAACCAGCTACGAAGAGGCTTACACGAACCCCTTCACCATTAGCTGTGTCAAATGGCCTAATCTCCATGTAATTCATCTAGTTACCTCACCAATACATATAAGTGTTCTTAGCGGCTTTCTTTGGAGACTTGCTATCAATATCAAAGTCTTCATCTAAGAAGGATGTCTTAGAAAGCTGCCTTATTTGTGTTCTTGTAAGACGTTTAGTGGCCTTCTTAATCTCTCTACAAGGCTGGCTTGTGAAGTCGTAAGAGCCACCTTTTCTGGACATCATATCAGAATGGAAGTAGACATCTGAAGCATTTTCTCTGTTACGTACCTCATTTCTCCACTCATAGAGTCCATGAACGTTCTTTAAACCTTTTCTTCGAATTGTTTTACTCATTCAAACACCACCTGACAGGGAACCTGTTTAGTAATAAACTCTTCGCAGTGCTCTTTAATGAAGCTTTGTAATGGCACACAGTCTTGTGCACAAGTCATTAGCATAATGTACTCTGGATTCATAATGTTTTCAAGACTGTAGAAGACAATATCATTAGATAGTTCATGACCGTCTTCTTCAGACCAAGTTCCAGTGACTACAGCTAATTTGTCAAGCAATTCGTTAGGCAATGCTACGCCATCTTCTACAGAATCACTTAGAACATTGTCGCCAATATACAATGTGAAGGTCGTGTGGAATGTTGAGTATCTTACGTGATTCTTTTCGCAAGAGCCACACTCTGAGGCGTAATCTTTAATCCACTCTAACTGTTTTTGGCTCAACTTAATCATAATTTCACCTTAGTTGGTAATGCACTGAATGCTATAGCTAACCCTAAAAATGGTTTGAAGCATGACCATAAATCCATCTGACCATGATATGAGAAACCCCATTGTGGGTCTGAAAAGCCCCATACCATAACGCTAACCCCAAAGAAGAAGACTAGAATATGGAGTATGTATATCAACGCTTTTGATATCTTAAACATTTTAACTTACCTTTCAATTCACAATAAGAGAGTCCTAAAAAGAACCCTAGTAAGACAGAACCTATGAACAATCCAATAATACTCTCTGCCATATCTAACATCCAATAAAAAAGGTGATGTAAGCCTATCAAGACCTACATCACCTTGTCAAGTTTTACATAGATATTCTATCACGAATCTCAGCGATTTTTGCATCGTTCATTCGGGATTCACCTTTAATCTTAGTCCATCCCAGATATCCGCACACCCTGTTAATCACAGAGATATCATGTGAATGACAAACCTCACATTCTTCAACATCAGCCTTTGGTCTGTTACCACAATGTTCACAGATTGCTAAGTCAAAGTTAAGCCCCTGATAAAAACCCTTCAACATCCCTCTGGTAATACAACTTTTAAGTGCTGGTAAGTTTTCTGGGTTAGCTACCCTTACATACTGGATTCTGCCACCTCTACAGATATGGAAGAATGGCTCTTCTAAGTCCTGCTTCTCAAATGGTGAGATGTTTGCTGCAACATTCATATGGAAACTGTTTGTAAAGTATTCCTTGTCAGAAACGCCTTTAATAACACCAAACATATCTCTGAACTGTTTTAGCTGAGTTCCACACAATGACTCTGCTGGAGTGCCATATACTGCATACAGGAAGCCATCTTCATTCTTAAACTCTTCAGTTTTCATGTTAATGTATGCCAGAACATCGTATGCAAAACTGGAACTTCCAACTTCATGAAGTCGTTTACCTTCAGCAAGAACAGATAACTCATCAAGAGCAGTAACCCCAAAAGAAGCTGTGAAGGACTTCACAATATCCCAACCAACCTTGTCAGTAGGCTTCTTAGTCCCTTTATACAGACCACCTTGTGTGAATGCAAGAGGGTTAGAACTTGCTGGCATATTGGCAATCATTTCGTAACGTTTCTTATGGAAGCTGCGAATCATTTCTAGGTACTTATCAAGCTCTTTCCAGAAATCTAAACCATTCTCTTTAGAATACTGGTAAATCATTGGTAAGTTCAAAGATACAGCACCAATATTAGCACGACCAACGTAGAACTCTTCTCCATTCTCGTTAAGATATGGGGATAAGAAAGCTCTGCAACCCATCGGTGAAATTACCTTGCCAGAACGCTCAAAAGCTTCTGCTACAGCACCATGACCAGATACACTTAAGAAATCTGGATACATCGCTTTAGAGCAACACTCAATAGCTTTGCTGTACAGTTGGCCTTGACAGATATTCTCATCGTGTCTCTTCTGGTCATGAATATAAACCAGTTTAGGGAATACAACAGGCTTCTTACTCTTACCTTGTCCATTCATGCGAACATCAAGAATGGTGTTTGCAATCATGTATTGCAGTCGGTTGTCTTCATTAGACATATCTGAGTCAAGTAATCCAAATGTCAAAGTTGTAAATGCAAAATCACCACGGCTACAAGGTACAGTGTTCAGTTTCATTTCGAGTGACTGGAAACCCTGAGTTAATTCAAGCTGTAGCTGCTCCATGACATAATTGTGGTAATGTTCTTTAGGAATACCGTAAGATGCTGCTTTCTCAGCATGGTAGCGTAGAGACTTTTTAGCATACGGTACAAGCACCTTATCAATCTCTGCTAAAGTAAATCCACCAAATTGCTGTGCAGTTGCTGAAAGAACTACATCACCAATAACCTGTAAGGCTGACAGCACAGACTTCGGTTCACAGTATTCGATGCCAGACATCTCAAAGCCACCTTTCAGTACTTTACCAATGTCAAACAAGCAACAGTTAATGCCGCCAAAAATCAGGTCTCTTAAATCGTGGATATAGATAAACCCTTTTTCAATGGCTTCAAGTTCCTCTGGTGTTAAATGGTACTGCTTAAAGATTTCTTTAGTCAGGTAACCACGAATAATTGAACCTTTTGTAGAAATTAAACTGCTGTCAAAGTTAGCGTTTTCACGGTCACCTAAGAAGAGCGTGTCTCTAGTCTTTTTGTAAAGCTCATCCCAATTTTGAGCAACCTCTTTACGGTAATTTCTATATGTTGAGTAAGACTCATAAATCTCGTGATTGACTTCTGCCAAAGCACCCTCAACAATACTGTGAATATCATTTACCGAAATTAGCAAATTATTCTGCTTAGTGGACTTTACCAGAATCCTCATAAATGCTGACTCAAGAGCTTGAGTAACATCTGGTGGAAGCTCTTTATAACCAACTCTGTTAGCTGACTTTGTGACTGCTGCTAAAACTTTTTTGATATTAGGTTCTTCAAGTGAGCCATTCTTTTTAATAATCTGTACTTTGTTCATTATTGCCCCTTTACATGCTAAAAAGGTCTCCGAAGAGACCCTTTCATTTTAAATCTTTTTAGAAAACTTAGAAACGAGTTTTCTCAGTTTTTCAGTGATGCCTAGCTGTATCTCTAATATTTCAAAGATAACCCATAGTAACATGGCCCCAAACAATGAACCTTGTTCAAAATCAGTAAATAGGTTAACAATCAGCATACCAATCACAATAGCTGGTGCATCGACAACCAAACCTTCCCAAATGCGTTTAAGCATTATTCACCTCTGCCATAAAATTCTGTAGCGTCCCAACAGGTTTTAGGTTTTGTCCATCAGTTTTCATGATGAACGGCATCTGACGAACTGGCATCTGTGCAATATCCATCAGGTCTGATAGTTCATAGTCCTGCCCTAACATTCTCACAACATGGTCAATACCACGAGCTTTTGCAAAATTCTTTGCAGTCTCACACTGAGGGCATCCAGTTTTGGAGTAAATTACATAAGTCATTAAGGAACCTCTAAAAATCCACTATTCAAATCATCTACAACAGTATTCAACAGGTACGCACCGTTCTGTTGCTCCTGATTAGCATTCTGCTCTTTATCAATTTCCATCTTCTTAATCATGTACTTCAAAGGTGGTTCTTTAGGAGCTACAAAATCTCTGGGAATGCCAAACATGTCATACAGTGGGGCAGCATTATAGTAAACCCACTCATGGAGAAGCTTTGTATTTAAGCCAACTACAGCACGTCCTTCGGAGAAGATATAATACGACCATTTCTCTTCACTTTCAACTACTTCATCTAAGATTACTTTAATCTCTGGAAGAATTTGTTGAAAAGCTTTCTGCCACTCATCATCTCTTAAAGTTTCTTTTAAAACTTCAATATCAATTTTAGTGTGAAGGATTTCGTCAAGCATAATTTTCTGGACAGCTTGAGCAATACCCTGAAATTTATCTTGAGCATCAAGTGCAAAAGTACATGCAAAGGATGCCATAAAAGATATACCTTCAAGTGCAGTCACTGCAAATAGACCTTTTAAAATCACTTTATGGAAGTGTAAAGGGTCTTTGTCCAGAAGTGAATCACGGACATAACTCAGTCGGTAGTTTATCCCTTCATCCAGTAATTCTTCAAGAACACGATTCACAGTTTTTAATCGGTCTTGCACAGCAACATTCTGGTTAATCTCATCTAAGATTGTTTCAGGGTTTTTAATACATTGTCTTACAATCTCTGAGTAAGTAAGAGCATGTAGGTTTTCAATCTCAGACTGCTTCATAATTGCAGTTGCATAAATGTCATCAGAGATAAAAGGTGCAAAGGCAAATGCCAAGCTCTTAGCAACTTGAGTGTCTGCTTCCCATTGCCACTTAAGAATCTCAAGCATTACACCTGACATTGATGCTGGAACACTCTCAAAATCAAGACGTGATTGTTCAAAAGGAAACTCATCTTCTGACCAGTCTTGTGCTTTTTGTTGTTTATAAAGTTCAAAGATTTTTGGGTAGTGTTTATTAAGTGAGTCAAAAGTTTTTCTCTCACCACCTAAAAAGATTGGGTGCTGGTTAATCATAGCGTGATTTCTCCTTTCTTTATCATTTCTAAGGCTTGTTTTCTGTCTAAAACTTCCCAATTTTCTTTGTTAAACATCTCATAAGGTCTTGCGTAGATTTTACCATCTGCTGTAGAGATGTAAGAGATACCAGCAACCCATGAGTCATCATTTTGTTTTATCATCATGTCTGTGCTACTCACATAGTACATCGTTTTCCGAGGCTTGTGGAGCAAGTATATAGGTCGCTCATGTTTTTCTATTAAATCTTTCATGGTCTCTCCAAAGTTATTTTTAGAGGGTCTTTTACGACCCTCATAATTGTTAAAACTAAACACCACAACCCTCGCAATAAGCATCTTGCAGTGCAGATTTACCTACACCAATGCGACTGTTAAGGTAGTACATGGTTTTCATACCTACCGAGTTGGCATAAATCATGTACTTCAAAGCTTGAGCCAATGATACCTTCTTAGCTTTTGCGTAGTCAACATAGAAATCTGAAGAGATAGCTTGACCAGTGAACTTTTGAACAATTGCATAACAATCAATCAGGTCAAAGGTGTCAATACCCCAAGCAATTTCATATACATACTTCAACTCTTCATAATCTGGAACAATAAACAGCACGTTACCAGTTGCAGACTTTTTAGTTAAAATAAAGTCACGAATTGGGTACAAGCCGTTTGTCGTATTAGTTGCTAGTGAAGAACTCTCATTAGGCATGTAAGCTTCTAATACAGAGTTTCGGATTCCACCATTTTCTTTGATACGTTGTGCTAAGTCATCCCAATCATATCTTAGTTTTGCATCATGCTTCTCATCAATCTTCTTGTTGGCTGTCTTTGGAGGAACCCAACCTTCAGGGTACTTAGTGAACTGCATATACTCAGGTACACCACGTTCTTTAGCAAGTCTTAAAGAAGCTTCGTGTAAGTAGTAAGAGTGCATCTCTGCCAGTTCATGGAGTTTCGTTTTACCTGCTCGTGAAGAGTAGTTCACGTAGTTCTTCGCAAGGTAATGAGCCACATTTGTAAGGCCAATCCCAACAGAACGACGCTTCTGAACATGGTTACGCATCGACGGATACGGATAATCCATAAGGTCAATAACGGAGTCAACCATTGCAAGAGCATAATAAGCAACGTCAGCGTATTCATCTTCTGAAATTCTCCCTGCAACCAAACTAGCTAGGAAGCAAAGAGCCACCTCACCATCCTCTTTCACAGCATCGTCTCTGTAAAGGTCTGTCTCTTTCTCAAAACCATACACTGGCAATACAATTTCCATACAAAGATTTGACATCTTCAATGGTTCTTTAAATGGTGTATGTGTGTTTGCGTTGTTAGTGAAGAATGGATACACACGACCTGTAGCATAACGCTGTTGAATAAACAGCTTAGCAATTTCACGAGCCTTGACTCGTCTGTGCTTAACTCCTGAATGTACTGCGTGACCAACTGCCATAGCAAACTCATCAGCAGATGCTGTGTAGAACATGTCATAGAGTTTTGGTGCATCTTTGTAAGAGAATAGCAACCAATCTGTATCATACTGAACACACTGCCAGAAATAATCGTTTGTGCCGAATGAGTAGTCCATCTCATTAATACGTTTAGAAGGAACCGTTGTAGGGTGCTTCAAACGCAGTAAATCTTCAATCTGCGGGTCTAGAGCAGTGTAGAAGTTATTAGCTGAACCACCACGACTCTTCTGTTTGTTTGCCTCTACAGATGAACGTACAAGCTTGTAATAAGGCAGTTTACCCATGTGTTCGATAGTGTTTTGACGGATACCATCACCAATAGTGCGAGTCTCCATCAGCATACCGATACCAGCTTGCTTTGTAGTCATATCATAAGCAACCTTTGCAGCAATACCAAGTGATTCAGCAGTATCGTTTGCCTTAATCAAGCAGCATGACGCATAACCTGATTTAGTTGCCCTCAAACCGTTTAAATAAGGCGTAGGAGCGTTAATCTTCAGGTCAGATAGGTAAGTGTACAGCTTGATAACATCTTGCAGTCTACGGTGCTTTGGTTGCTTCTCAAAGGCTTTCATAGCCATACCCATAAACATAAACTGTGGTGACTCAAAAAGTCTTCCCGTTTTAATATCACGGATACCATACTTGTCTCTGAACTGTTTCAGGACTGCATAACCATAAGAGATATCTTTTGAGTGCACAATGTACCCTTGCAGGTATTCAAGCTCTTCCTGGGAATAGTCCATCTTCTCCCAAAGTCCTGCTCTCTCCATATTTTTAACGAAGGTAACCAGCGTAGGAACCTTAGTAAAGCCTCCAAAGGCTTCTTTGTAGATAATTCCTAGAAGTAGCCGTCCAGCCATATCTGAGTACTCTTGAGTTTGTTTATCAACACAAACATCAATCATGGCTTGGTGCATCTCTTTTGTAGTGCAACCCTCATAGACACGTTTCATAGCTTCCATAGTGACTTCTGACCAGATAATTCCACGTTTATCTGCCCATGATGCCCACTTATTCAGTCTTTCTGGGTCAAAGCTTACTACTGTACCGTTTGATTTTTTAATTGTCTTAATCATTTTTGAATCCTACAGATGAAAAGAGCCTCCGAAGAGGCTCCCTAGTTTAAATCTTGAAAATTTGCTCATTCTGCCACATATCGTAAAACTTATCACTTACTTTTGTGACTGAAGAAGTGTGCATACAATTCAGGGAGAACCATGATGATGTATTATCATCCATAAGTGTTTCAAGTTTTTGTGTAACGTTCACATCCATGTCTGCAACAACGTAATTGCCTCGCATCTTGCAAACAATTCTTCCAAACAAGATTGCACTTCTACCTCTTCGGTCATCACAGTACATAACTGTGTCCCCGTGCTTAACATCTTGTCCGAGGCTGTCAACGCCTAACTTAGCACCTGAGACAATATCATCATAAGATAGCTTTTTTGCTTTAGACACGGTATTTCTCCAAGTTTCTTTTTAGATACAACCAACCATAGTCAGTCCTTTCTACACCCATAAAGAGTGGAGCCATCACAACTTTACCGAAAGTATTCCTGTGTTGGCAGATTTCAAAGGAATATTCTTTCTCAATATCAATCCCGTATTTGTACAGGACTGCTTTTAAAACTTGTTCATTGTCCAGAAGTGTATCTGGAGTCTCACCATATTTTTCTAGTAACGGGTCATTCATAAACACCGTCATAGAAATATTGTAGTTTGAGAAGTGGCTCTTCTGAGCCACACCCTCTTTATTAATGTTCTGTGAATCCATTATAACCAACCCCTTTTAACCAGCACTTCAGGTTATTAGCATCATAATTCAGTTTCGGGTATGAGGTTACATGGAACTGCTCACCATCATAGTAGATAATGTCTGCAATCCATAGTCCATTCTCTTTACAGAAGTCTTTATCTGCTTTAGAGGTAATTGGATTAACTTCTACAAAACCATCTACACCTAAATCCTTTAAACTATCTACAATACCTTTGCAGATAACGCATGTCTCAGATACTACCACAAAAAGTTCTTGGCTTTCAAGTTCTACAATGTATTCACCAAGCTGTACTTTAGGGAGATTCGATTGCTTCATAATCTTCCCATCTGCTGCACGAACAATGGCATACCACTCTTTACCATCAACTACTGACATTCTGATAATACACTCTTGACCAGTACGCTTCTCAATATCTGCAAGACGTTTTAAAGCTTCTTCATAGTCATCTGTGTACTTCAGGTCATTATTACGGCAAACAGCTTTCATAGCACCGTTATGGTCATGTTGTGACAGGTAAATCAAACCGTCAAGAACATATTGCAAATCTGCCTGAGCATCCAGTGTCTCAATGGGGTCTTTCTCTTCAATTGCTTTTACAAGCTCTTTTGCTTCTTCCAGCATACACAGAGACTGGGATTTTAAAGATTCCCAATACTCATCACTGTAAGGTTGCTTTTGAGTGTTTCCACAACGAAGATTCCAGTTTTTTACTGCTTCTCTTGAGTTAAACATTTGGACTCCTTAAAAATCTGTTAACCTTTAGCTCTCGTGTTTCAATATATTCCAGATGCTCACGTAGCTCTTGGCGTTTAAGTATTAGATGCTGCATTTGTGATTCAACAGCTTCAACTTCTTTAATTATTGACTCTCTAGCATTTGCAAGAATGCGCTCAAGTTCTTCAATCTTACTGTCAACTTTTGCTACATGACTCACAGCTTTGCTTTTGTTAAACATTTTATTCTCTCTCAATAGTTATCAAGCACAATTTGCTTTCATTACCTTATGGATTCTTTTTTCAGCATCTTCATAAGTTTCTTTAGTAATAAACTTAATTGCTGCAATATTGGCATTGTAGAAGAGTCTGAGCTTAGAGTCAATCCTTTTTGTCATTACATCGAATTTATGTTGAAGGTTTGCTTCACCATAGACTAGGCCACCTTTTGTGTAGTAGGTTTGGATAATGTAAAAGTCAAAAAATTCTTTTCCAAAGCTCTCAATATCTTTTTTAATATACTCAGAAGAGGTTTCGTAAGTCATCCAATCACTTTCCTTAGTGACTACCTTCTTCCGAGTCTTCCCAGCAACTTTTCTTTTGGTCACACTGTTAAGCTGTTTCTTTCCGATATAATATTGTCCAGTCTTCTTACAGTGCACTAAATAGACAAAGCCAAAATGTTTAGTGGGGTCAACTTCCCCACATAAAGACACCCAATGACCATAGGTAGGGCAATTGCCAAATCCTTTAATCTTCATTCATAAGCTTCTCCGTGATTTGAAAACTCTTTATGTAGTTCTTCTCTTTTCTTTTTGACAACTGATTCAGCCTCAGTGATAGAGTCAAATAAACCTAGATGGTAGCATACTTTATTATGCTTGACTTGTGCAGCCCATCTACCTCTTTGCTTGTGGTAATATACACCCTTCACACCAGACTTATTATCTTTTCTTTTGACTGCATTGCAGTTGTTGTCTGACCTGCTACACTCTCTCAAATTGTCGAACCAGTTGTCGTGCCTGATACCATTCTTGTGGTCAACAAATTTTGGGAGGTAGCCTTTCATATACAAGACTGCCAGTCTGTGTGCTGCATATCTTTTTCCGAAGAGTTTTATATAGATATAACCACTATGGTGTTTAAGACCTGCTACTGAGCCAGCTTTGGCCTTACCTCTTCTACCAACTAACCAAGTAAAGACCCCTGTTTCGGGGTCATAGTGCAGGTATTCTTTAAGAGTTTGTTGAGTTAACATTTGGTGTCCACCCATACTTATCAAAAGTAAAATCGTCTTTTTTATTTCTTTCCTGATAAGCTAAGAAAAAGTGTTGCTGCATTAATTCTAAAGGTGTTCTGGTAATTGTTTGACCATCCCATGATACATAAGTGTAGGAGTCTTTCTTAGCATATAGCTCGTAAATTGCATCAAGACACTCTTTGTAAGTTGTTTTCCCTTCAAGAGCCTTCATCACAGCAGCTTTGCCAACACCCTTTAAACCAAAGTAATTATCCGCATTATCACCAGCCACAGCTTGATAACAAAGAAATTTAAAACCTACACCAACTGTCTTCTTAGCTTTTGGTGTCGATTTTATTGGACAATCCCAAATTTCACCAACGTTGTTATCAGCAATGAAAATTAAAGGTGATTTTTCATAGGTCATATCAATGCAGTAAGTACCTTCAGCTTGGCGAAGGTCTTTATCAATACTCATTAAGGCAGCCTTTTTTCCCATCTTTTCAGCTTTAGCGATAACGATAGAGTCAGCTTCAAATCCATCAAGAATCAATTTAAACTCTGGTCTTGACAGAAGATACTCACGACAAGCAACTAAGTGTGTTGGTGTGACAGCATCTTTGCGGTTACCTTGATATTGGTGCTCAAGACCTTTAATGTCTTTATGTTTATGCACACCTTTCTCTGTTAAATAACCTACCCAAGTTCTCTCTTTACCAACAATCTTAAGCCATTCCTGAAGCACCTGTTGAGTAGCCATGATAGCTTCTTTTTCACTCTTAGCTTCTTTCCAAGTCTGTCTTTCCCATTCATCTTCATCAAATGTCAGGCCAAGCTCTTCCACAAGGATTCTCTGGTCTGCTAACCATCTTGCAGCATCTTTTGCATTATCAAATGATTCAGATTCTTCTGCTGTGAGTTTATTGACATATTTATATTTTGCTTTCTCAACTACACAAGCGCCTTTATAGGCAATACTGTCAGAGTCAATAAAAACATGTGTAACTGAATCGGGAAGTTTTGTTAATGTGTACTTCTCCATTATGGCTCTCCATATGAAAAAGCCCCATACTAAGTACAGGGCTTTAAAGTAACTTTTAGAGATTAGTCTTCTGTATCGAAGTCTTCATCTTCTTCGTCATCTGGGTCTGGCAAGTCTTCATCATCACCATCATCAGAATCATTCGAAGATTTATGGTCTGTTGCGTCTTCTTCAGTGATTTCACCGTTATCTTCAACACCATCAAGACCAAGCATAGCCAGTTCATCTTCATCCAGTTCAGGTTCACCATTAGCACCGTTACCACCAGTGTAAGGTACAAGAGTATCAATGATAAACTGTTCCTGAATAGGTTTTGTCAGAACATTGTTCTCAAAAGTGTAGAAGTGAGTAGAAAGAATCACACTACCAAAAGAACCGTTACCAACTGCAATATCTGGATGAATTACATCATAGTTCTTGTCATCTTCGTGTTTATCAGATGCTTGAGCTTTAATTTTCTTCATCGGCTGTTTAACAGCTACACGCTTACCATTTACTTCTTCAATAAGCATAACAGGGAATGACTGTTTAGCTGTCCATACAGCACCATCTTTATAAGCTGCTGCACGACTTACTTTCAAGATGTAGTAAGTGTCTGCTTCAAAAGGTGGTTTGCAACCAAACTTCTCTTCGAAGTCATCTGCATCAACTGCTTCAGTAGTAACTTTATCCCAACCTTCTGGGTTCTTCTTAGACTTAGTAAACTCTTTAAAGAGTTTGTTACCGTCTTCTGCCAGAATTGATACGCTGTAGTTACAATCTTTTCCTGGGAATTTCTTGTCAATAGATTTACCTTTACCCGGACGTGGTGAAGTGTTCAGGTAATAAAACCAGACATCTTTCAGCAGGTAACGCAGAGTTTGACGTTCAGTACCGTTGTACTTCTCTACCGGAGCTTTCATTTTAACAACTTTAGACATTATTTAAACCTCTATCTCAATTTATGAAGAGTACCAATTCTAATTTGTTGATACTCTATTGTCAAATACTAATTACTGGAAGTTGTGCTTATCTTTAGAAGCTGCTTTACGTGCAGTTTTTCCAGTTCTTACACGTTTTTCTTCATAGTATTTTGCTGGTTTTCCAGCAGTGGCTTTTAAGGAATCCCCAAAAACTTTTTCAAATGCTTTAGAGTGTTTCATGATATTCTCCGATATACTTGATATTCAAACACATTTTCTTTCATTATAAACAGCCAACCAATATTATGCTGAGGCAGTGTAATGATGACTGTAATCATACTTTGATGGAACTGTTGTTCTATTTCAACTTCTCCATCGCATTTCATGTGGAGCATTCTATAGAACCTATCAATCTTTGTCAAACACTCTTCATGAAATTTATTTAAACTTTTTTCTTCAAAGAAGGGTGTGAACCCCTCTCTTTTATAGCTATCACTCAGTTTCGAACGGGCAGTCATCTGCATCCTCACTTAATACAGGTGGAATCGTTGAGCTTTGACGCTGCTCTTCAGTATAGACTTCACCAGTCTCACGGTCAAACACTTCGTCCTCATAATGTGGCAAAGAGTCATCGTAATGGTCTTCAGCTTCACCAATACCAAACTGCTGGCGAATATTTTCTGCTGCACCATCAATATCAACACCACATCCAGAAGCTTTGATAAGACGTCCTGTATCTGGATTGTACCAAGTATGACCAGCAATACCTGTTGACTTACCATGACGACGACACTTAGTTAACTTGATTTTTGTCAAGTTTTTCTTAACAGGGTCTGGGTCAACCTTGTTACGCATTAACAGAATGTTGTTCATAGAAATCTGGAAATACGCACCAGAACCTTTAATATCCTCTTCAGAGATATCTCCACCTTCGGAGTTAGCCTTCTGACCACCTGCACTCTTACGAACGTGACAGACGTTCACCTGTGCGTACTGGTAGCGTTTGCAACGACGCAATAGCTCAGATAAAACTTCCTCTTCATCCGTATCTGAACGTGACAGGGCCAATGTAATAGGGTCAAGAATAATAATCTTACAGTCTAAACTATTAACAAGATAGTCAACAAACTCCAGCAAGTTATCTTGGTCAATTGCCCCTTGATGGTCTACGATGTGGATACGACGACCTTTAGATAGTTCTGCGTGTGCTTCCTTCAATTCATCCCAATCACGTTCGTCATAAGGAATCTCAGAAATCTGCTTGCTCAGGTGAATTGCACAGAGCATCTCCATCAACTCTTCATAGGTATCTTCAACTGGAATTACACCAATATTGTAATCGGTTTCCTTCCAAGCAGTATAAATCATTTCACGAGTGTATGCAGATTTACCCACTGAAGATGGTGCTGCCAGAGTTGTAATCTCACCTAAACCGTAACCACCATAAGTCAGCCTGTTCAAATCCCCGAAAGATTCTGGGAAAGGAATCAATGGAATCTGACCACGATTCTTCATTGCCTCAAAACCGTCTGCAAAGTTCTTGATACCAGCAGGACAGTAACGAGGTGCATTGTAGATACGCTGCTTAAATCCTTCCAGAACTGTATCTTTCTCTTTATAGAACTTTGTCCACCACTCGTTAAGGTCTTTTACACCTTCTGGATACTGGAATAAGCGAACCTTCTCAATAGGTAGGATACCAGCAGCCTCTTTGGTAGCTTTAGCACCTGCTTCATCGTTATCAAAGCACAAGTAAATCTCATCAAATGATGTGATGTACTGATAGTTGTCTTTGATAGACTTAATGTTTGCACCTGATGGAACAGATACGTGACAGTAATTCTTACGACGAGACTTGTCCTTAATCGCAAGAGAAGTCATATAGATTGCTGTCGCACATTCCATCTCACCTTCCCAGATGAATAGACGGTTACCACCTTCTGGAGCAATCCATGAACCGAACATTGCTAGTTCACCTTTAATGTCTCCAACACCACCAGAAAAGTCTTTTAACTTACCACGTAGGTGCTCTTTTGGATGGTCTTCTGGGTAACGGTGACGAACACGGTAGCCAACATGTTCTAGCTTACCATCTTCATTACGTTTGTAAGTTGGATAGAAGTGCGCATCAATTTCACCGTCACTGTCAATGTCAACCTTGATACCTAAGCGTTCAAGGACTTTTGCAGGAATCTTCCTATCCTTTAAGTCCATTGCTTCAAGGTTTTCTTTCACATCGTCTAAATCCATTCCACGGAAAGTACGGTTTTTATTGTCTGAACCAGTAGAATAAGTGCTCACGATTTGTCCTTTATCAAAATCCCACTCTGGGAAACCTTTGTTACAACTAAAGCAAGTCATTGAATAAGAATCATCGTCATGATGATAGATTGAACCAGCATCTGATGAACCACAACGTGGACATGCGCAATGACCAACAAACTGACCAGCCTCTTTCAATTTACGACCTTTAGACATTAGCACCTCTTCGTTGTAGTTCTGCCTTCAATCCATTTTCAATCTTGTCCAGTTCATGAATTTCATCTGCAATCTCTTTCCTTCGTGATTCAACTCTCTTAAGACGTTCAATCATTACCTCATTGGAAAGAGATGAGAGTTCCACTAAACGGTGGTCAATAACTTTAAAATTGTCTTTTACTCTCATCTTCATTCTCTCTTTTAAACTTTAATGATGGCTCTTAGCTTGTTCTCAAGGTCTGCAAGAGTACCATTATTATGAATAATGTCACGCTCATATTTTGTAGAAATCCCATTTTCTGAAACATGTGATGAAACTTTGTCCACATTGTCTCTTTTTACTTCAATAGTTTGGTGTGCAAATCTACTCAGCCATTCAGCTTCAGAGTCAAATCTTAAATCACTGATTAAGACAAAACCATATTGATTTCTAAGTGAGCACATTTCATGGAATCTAACCATTCTTTTTTCAAGGTCTTTAGACCAGAACTTGTCGCCCATTACTTTACGGACAACTTCAGTACCCCAAATCTGTTGAATTTGTCTTGATGAGAATTTATACTTTTTACTAAACCCCAGACGTGTCAATAGAGTCGGTTTAGCAACCTTCTTAAGCTCCATGATTAATCGTCCGGTTAACTCTGACATAAGCTTGAAGTCCATATGGTAACGTTCATCTCTGAAGGTGAACTCCATAGCTTCCGTAACTTTAAACATCAGTTCAGAGTATGATAAGTCAAAAACCTGTGGAGTCTCTTTAGTTTCACCGTACAGGTCATTCCAAGTCAAGTCAAATATCTTTGATGCAGATAGTTTAAGGTTGTCTGCAAAGGCCATTACAGCAACATTGTAGCCATACTCATCCTCTAAGATGTTCTTCACAATAGAACATGAGGTGTCTTTTCCAGAACGTGCCTTTCCAGTAAATGCGATAATATTACTCATTTTATCTCCCTTAATTACTAAAAAGCCCCCAACTAAGGAGGCTTGTAAGATTTATAAAGACTTAGTGCAGTTGCTCAGCAGACTCTTTTTCAGCCATAGCTGAGATTTGCTTCACAAAATCATCACCGAAGTTAATGCGTAGTTTCTCTTCAATGATTGAAGCACCAATGTTCACCAAAACATCATTGATTGCTTGCATACTAACGCCACCAGTCATCTCCTCAATTAACTCAATACTCACACCCATCATCTGTGAAAGTTGGATTAGTGCAACGATTTTCATCATCGTGGAGATAGCTGGAATCATCAGTGTAACTTTCACCTGAAGTGGTTCTATATCAGCTACAGAGTCATTTTCAACAGCTTCTTCCAAAGACTCTTTAGTTTGCTGTATAATCTCTTTGATTCGTGGGTTTAATTCTTCTACGCCCCAATCAAGTTTTTCATATCGTGAAAGTTTCTCTTCCATGCGCTTCTCAAGCGCAGCCATAACAGCACTCGTTGACGAAATTAACAGGTCAATTAGCTCATTATTATCTAAGAGCAGTAGTGAGTCTTTTTCTTCAGAGGTCATGGCAATATAGTCATTTTTCTGCATCTCATAAAAAATGAACTCTGCAAGAGCATCGACACCTACAACAATAGATGCTAAAGCAAGTTTTTTGTCACAAAGCATCATGTTGACCTGTTCTGCAAAAGCACCGTTATCAGACTTGTCTTCAGGCAAGTTGTAGCTTGCAGGCATAAACTGTTCTGTGTAGTTGTTCCCACGAAGAATCATAGCCATGCTTTCTACGGCATTGATTAAAAATGCTTCGTTAATACCTTTTTCTTCAAGCATCTTTTCTACATTGATATTCATATTATTTCTCTCTCAGTTGGTTAAGTTTCTTTCTAGAACATTTTAAGTTTTCTGATGAAGAAAAGTCAAGTGTCTTTTCAGAACGTGGATAATAGTGCCTATCCCAAGAAGTTTCAACATCGTTAATCAGTGACGCTAGATTACACAAGTCTGTACCACTTTGCAACCTCTTTTTAAGAGAATCTAGTAAAGCAACTGTGTCTTTAGCTTTACGTCTAGCTGTAGCAACATCTTTCATATGCTCAAATACAGAGCATTTTAAGTCATCTTCATAGTTTTCAGACAACTCTATTTCATGTTGTATATCAACCATTCTCCTGTGATGGTGAGCATATTCCCGTTGAGCAGCAATGTCAAGTTCTTCCAACTTCTGCAAAGCTCTAACAAAGTCAGCTATGTCTGGGTGAACAAACATTTTCTGCATGTAAGCCTCTTTTAAGTAACTATTAAGTTTTAATCTTTTATCTTAACGTATTCTATACGTTATACTTTAAAGCTTTTTAAAAGCTATTAAATAATCTTTTAAGAGTTTTAAAGTATCTGTATAGTTAAACTGTTAAGTAACCTTTTAAGTAAAAACCCACTTCGCAAAGATTAACACCTTGTCAAGTGCATTGTCAACTTGCTTTTTATAATTTTTTGCAGTAATGTATGAGGTTAATGATTTTAGAGGGAGTAAAAATGGAAAACGTAGATTTTAAAAACTTACATTTAGTTGGTGATACAGAAACTGATGGTTTACTCCTTGAGTTCACTAAAGTGCACGTAATGGCTTTCGCAGACTATAAATCTGACGATGAAGAGCCGCCTGTATGGGTCTTTACAGATGAGCCTATCCTCGGTCACAAGTATACCAAGTACATTAAGGGTGGCTTACGTGAAGGCATTGAGTTTGCGTTAAAGGCAAAACGTCTTTGCATCCATAATGGTCTCGGTTATGACTGGTGGGTTTTCAATCACATTGCACCTGATTTATGGAACTTTGATAATCCAAAGTGTAAACCGTGGAGTAATTTCTTTCAGGATTCTCTTATCCAGTCTCGTGTTCAGTGGATGGATAGACCAACTCCAAAGGGCTATAAAGGTGCTCATGGTTTGGCTGCATGGGGTGCTCGTGTTGGTGTTCGTAAACCAGAGATTGAACATTGGGGTGTGTGGAATGCAGAAATCTTCACTCGTGTTGTAGAAGATATCCGTATTAACGCCAAAACTAAACGGGCACTTGATAATGAATATCTCAAGCTTAAGAAGTGTGGCATAGACACTTATGAAACCTACATGCGAGCTAAAGAAACATCTTTCTGGATGAGTCAACAAGCTATCAATGGCTGGAAAGCTGATAAAGAGCTTATGGAGTTCCATGTAAAGGAACTTGACAAGTTGACTAATGAGCTTGCTTCAGAAGTTGAACCGCATCTACCTCCAACTATTAAGACCAAAGGTAAAGTCACTGGAGAAGAGTTTGCAAAAGCTTGGAATGAGTATGTTGAAGCATTTGGTCATGCAGATGGACTGAAAAGAATTACCAAGTACCCTAAGACGAAGTATCGTCAGCAGGTGCGTAATGGTGAGATGCAGACTTATGAAATCAAACCATTTGGTAAGCCAACTACAAAGATTTTTAACATTGAAAAGAGAAATTGCTATACACCAACCAACTCTGTAACTGGTGAAGAGTACAAGGAGGGTTTTGTAGCAATGAAGGATGCTCGTGCAATTTGCAATGAGTTGAACGCAAAGATTGGTAAGAAATGCAAAGACTGGAAACCAGTAAAAACAGTCAAAACTGTGAAGTACTATAACAGCCACGTTGTTAACCACTTTGAACTTGAGTCAAGTCGCTACACAGGTTTGATTGATGCGCCATATACACCAATTGAGTTTGAAGTTTCTCGTATGACTCAGGTAGCAGTTGTTAAAGACTACTTGAAATCAGTTGGTTGGGTTCCAGATGACTGGAATTACAAGAAAGACTCAGATGGTCGCCCTGTCAAAGTTTGTCGTTTCAAAGACAATAAAAAGATGATTACAAAGCATCCTAAGTGGCAGGAAATGGTTGAGCGGTGTGGTTTGAGTTATGTTGAACATGAAGGTGTACAGTACATCGAGCATAACTGGTCTGTGAAGAAATACACAGATTTGCTTGAACCTTGCTTAATCCGTACTTCACCAAAACTTACTGAATCATCTTATGATACGATTGAAGGTGAGCTTGGACAGAAGATTGCTAAGTACTATACTTTGATGCACCGACGCAGAACTATTGAGAACTCAAAGGATGATGAAAAAGGTTGGCTTAACCAGATTCGTCCTGATGGTCGCCTTAGTGCTGGTGCAATGGTGTTTGGTACTTCAACTGGACGTATGACACAGTATGGTATTGTAAACGTACCGTCTGGTGCTGCTGTCTATGGAGAACCAATGAGGGCAGTATGGATTTGTGAGGAAGGTACTAACGTTGTCTCTGTAGATATGAACTCAGCCCAGCTAGTTCTTCTTTGTAACTTTATGGGTGATAAAGACTTCACCAAAGCGGTAACGCAAGGTAAAGAAGAAATTGAGTTCATTCGTCAAGAAGATGGACGCTATTACTGCAAACATTTTGATGAGTACCTCAACCCAGAGATTGATAAGTACCTTCGCTATGACTCTGAGAATGACCTGTACGTTGTCTATTCAGGGACTGATGCACATACATTGAACAGTATTTACTTTAGCTTGAATGATGAGCAGGATATCTTGACTTGTCGAGCTACTCAGGATGAGAATCTTCTTCATGAGATTAGCAAAGGCCGTAAGAAAGCTAAGAATGGTATCTATGCACTGCTGTTCGGTGCAGGTGATGAGAAGTTTGCTAAGACGATTAAGGCTGCAACTACTCAGGAAGGTGCGCTGACTAAACAGACTTACTTTATCCGTTTGCCTAAAATTAAGAAGCTGTTAGATGACTTGGAAGCTGACTACAAAGCAACTAAAAAGGCACTTGAAGAGGTGTTTGGTAAGACTGCTGCAATCTCTAAAGGGGGTTTTGTAAAGGTTGCTGGAGCTTGGTTGTGGTGTAAATCTCCACATAAGTTATTGAATTATTTGCTCATGGGTTCGGAGGCTCAGATTCAAAATGAGGCAATTAACCTTGCTTGTAGAAGAGCATGTGAAGAAGGGTTGACAAAATTAAATGGACGAAAACCAGCAATTGGTGCTAGGCTTTTGCTGGCATACCACGATGAAAACAGTTGGGAATGTCCAGAAAGTATGACTCAAGAAGTGAAAGCCATAACTGACTGGATGTATGGTCAGGCATCTAAGAATTTAGGTTTGAAGAGTGAGACGCTTGTAACTGGCACAGGTAAGGTTGGTAAGAGCTGGTTGGAAGTACATTGATGGTGTTGAAATGATTACAGAAATTCGTCTTAAGGAGCTATTGGACTACGACCCCGAAACAGGGGTCTTTACTTGGAAGTTTAGAGAGCCGGTATCACGAGGCAATAAGAACTTCAACTCTCGTTTTGGAGGTAAAAAGGCAGGAAATTATAGGATAAACACAGATGGTCACAAGTCTGTTCAGTTATTGCTTGATGGTAAAGGCTACCAAGCTAACCGTCTAGCAATACTATATGTGGATGGATACCTGCCTGATAAAAACTTACAGGTTGACCATAAGAATGGGGACGGTTGGGACAATAGGTACTTGAATTTAAGGGTTTGTACAGCTTCACAAAACTCTTGCAATCGGTCAAGAAAGTCCCCATCTGGGTTGCCAAAAGGTGTACAGAAGATAAGTAAAAGGTTTCGAGCAATGATACGTTTACAAGGTAAAAACTATCATCTTGGTATGTTTGACACACCAGAAGAAGCCCATAAAGCTTACTGTGAAGCTGCTATTAAACTCCACGGAGAGTTTGCAAAACTAAGTTGACAAGGTGCTCAGGGAAGAGTACCTTATACTACATCTTGTATAGGAGGGATTATGAGCCATCGTGGAAGAACCCATGCAGCAATGATGAAAGGTGCTTCAAAGGAGACTATCAAAAATCGTAAGCAGAAGTTGTTTGAGAGAATGAACAGGTTAATTGACAATTCATCTCTTTCAGGTTCTGAGAAGGTTTTCTTGAAAGGTAACCTTAAAAGCATTGCACAAGAACTTATTGACATTGAGTATTGGAGACATCAAAAATGACACTTGCAGACGTTATTCAGCAACTTCACGACAATTGCTATACTCCAGAGTTGATTCAGGAGATGCCCATTGTAGTGATGCCTAGTAAGTTCGTAAAAGCTTTTAATAGTGACTCTTTAAGGGCTGCACATATCCTTATTGTTGACGGCAAGATTGCAAGAGACCGTACTGGAGTCCTTAAGGGCGAACGTATTAATATTGACTTCTGAGTATTGGTATACCAAAATGAAACGCAAAGTAAAACTGTTTAGTTTATATGGAAGAGTCGGTAAAGGTTTTGATTGGCAACTGCTACGTTCAGATGTTAAAAGCAACGAGTTAGCACAGCTTATTATATACTATCGACGAACGTACAGAGAAGTAGAACATCGTGAACAGTAATAGGAGTAGTGTTATGTGGAAAGTGGTAATTGCGCTTGGTGTTATTTTTCTATCTGGCTGCAACCCTTCTTATGAAGATAAAAATGCTTCTTATAGCCTCCCACCAGAGATGCAAGATTGCAGAGTATACAAGTTACATGGTGATGCTATAAGCAGAGATATTGTTGTTGTCAGATGTCCAAACTCTCAAACAACAACATCTTACAGCTATGGCAAAAATGGACAATCACATACTACGGTTATTGAGTGAGGTTTTCACGATGGAAGTCCTAGTAAACTATATCTATCGTTATGATGTTGTTCACTCCACTACAACTGTAGCTCAACGTAATCCAATAGTTCCACGAGAAGGTGAGATGGTTCGCATTGATGGTTGGACTTATACTGTGGAAAGCATCATACATAAGTTTGATGTTGCTGGCGATGTTCAAGTTATCGACGTAGAGATTGGTGGTAAGAGAAAATGACAATTCTGTACAAACAAAATAAAGACGGCTCTTTTAACGTCTGGTCATGTGTTGCTGTAGGTGACAAAGTTATTACAACCTACGGTAAAGAGAATGGCAAGATGATGTTTGAAGAGTATACAGCAGAGCCTAAGAACATCGGTAAAAAGAATGAGCGTAACGCTGAACAGCAAGCTCTCTTTGAAGTTGCTGCTAAGTATAAAAAGCAAGTTGACCGTAAAGGTTATGCTTATACAAAAGAATCTGCACAGAATACTGAGAAGGTAGGTGTACAGCTTGCTCATGATGCTGCAAAGGTTAGCCATGCAAAGTATCTGAAGTTCCCTGCTGATGCTCAACCAAAACTTGATGGTGTACGTTGTAGGATTTCAAGAGATGCTGATTCAGTTAGTTTCACAGCCTATTCTCGTGAGAATACTGTTTACAACGTTCCAACAGAACTAATCCCAGATTTGCTTTTGTTGCTTAAATTACATCCGCAAGTGGAAGACTTTGATGGAGAGATTTATGCTCATGGTTGGGACTTAGAAGATATTGTATCTATGATTAAGAATGCTGACAATCCAGACCGTCACCTTCTTAAATTCTACTGGTATGATATCTGCGACAATTCAAAAACTTGGCCTGAGCGTCGTGAAGTTATTGATAATTCACCAATTGTTGAGCTTGGGGATACCTGTAGAGTTGTTCCTGTACAGACTATCCGTGTAAATTCTTGGGAAGAGTTTGATGAAGCCCATGATAAGTGGGTTGAAGCTAAGTTTGAAGGTGCAATGTACCGTTCAATCTCTGAAGAATCTTTCTACGAGTGTAGTCACCGTTCATACTTCTTGATTAAGCACAAGAAGATGCACACTGAAGAGTTTAAAGTTACTGGTGTCAAGACCGATAAACGTGGTCATGGTAAGTTCGTTGTAGAGACGCTTCCTAACGTCTTTGTAGATGTCTCATGGAAGACTACACACGAGAAGAAACAGTATCTTGCTGAACATCCTGAAGAGTTTATCGGGAAGCCTTTAACGGTTCAGTTTCAGAAGATGACTCGTAAGGGTTCTTTACAGTTCCCTGTCGGGTTAGTTATTAGGGATTATGAATAGTGAAAAGAGAGATTATCAAGTTTACCAATCCGGGTAGCTGTTGTCCGGTTCATGATAAGTATCCTAGTAATACTTACAAGAATAGGCGCTCTATCAAGAAGAGGTCACTCTTTATTAAGAAAGAGCACAGGCATGTGAGGCGGGTTGTTAAGCAAAATCTTCATAAAACTTTATTAGAAAGTTGTTGACATAGAAAATTTGGTGAGTATGCTGAGCAGCATAAACCAACGGGTACTCACCAGCATCACTTAAGAGTCTTTGAAAAGGGTTTTTAAGTGATGTGTAGCTCGGTCAGGTATGGTGCGGTGGTGTAAGGTGGTGTCAGGTGTAGTATGGTGCGGTGAGGTTCGGTATGGGTAGTTAGTCTCAGCTACATTAAAATGAGACTTACCTTTTTAAAAGGTCTTTAAACAGGGTGTTTTAATAAGGTGCTGTATGGTGGGGTAAGGTAGGGTTAGGCGAGGTCAGGTGAGGTTTGGTATGGAAGGATGGCAGTAGCCTTATAAAAAATCTGCCAAATAAGCTATAAAATCTGTTGACAAGTCAGGTGTTATAGCTTATTTTTATACTCAATGTAATACAAAATTTAATATAACTTTGAGGTCATTATGAAAAAGATTTTATTAGCTGCTGCAATGGTTATGGCAATGAATTTACCAGTCAATGCAACAGAACTCCCAAATGTGGACTTGTCAGGTGTTCCAGAAGATACTTGCCAGATTGTAAAAGGTGTTGCTCTAGCTAATGGTGAGCTACTGAAACCCATCTCTGAAGAGTCTTTGACAGAGATGACTGATAAGGTGACTGACTACCAGTATCGTGTTCTTGCAGAGTATTTCCTGCAATCTGCAAACATTAAAGAGAAACACCATGACGATATTGATGTACAGGCGATGCTCAACCACCGTATCCAGTTTAAAGAAGATTTGATGCAAAAAGCTATGTATGGTGTGGAGTATTTCTTAGAAAACAGAAGCTGCACAGGTATTTGATATGGCTCTTAAAAAGTTACATCCCAGAAGCGGTTATGGTAAGATAATTGACGATACAGACGGATTTACAGTCTTTACAGTTATCTGTCAAGATGATTCACAGATTGAAAAGGCTCTTGATGATTATCTTAATGATGAACGTGAAAAGGTTAGGGCTACAAACATAGATTCATTGATTGACACTTCACGCAAACGGAAGAAGAAAGATGAATGAGGTTTTTGACCCTTATGCCCCACAAGATGATTGGGAGGCTGATAGAGAGGCTGAAATGGAGAGTTATATTTGTCCAATGGATGTAGACGAAATGAGAGACTTCGTTGCACATCGTTTTAAGAGAGAGATTAAATCCAGAGGTCTTTCTCAAGAGCAAGTTGCTAAAATTTGTGGTATCTCTCAGGCTCGTGTATCCAACATAATCCACCTCACTGGTAATGTTTCCCTTGAGTATATGTTGGAAGTATGTGAAAAATTTGGTGTTAATTTCAATTTAAGGTTGGCAGACTAATATGAAACGTGAAAACATTATCCACTCTGAAAACTTCGCATTAGGCTTTTATGGTGTACCTACTCACCTTGAAAAGTATTATGGTGTAAAGATTCTTTCCAATCTCATTATGGCTTACAAAGATGGTAAGATTAAGCATACTGAGAAGAAACGTGTCATGGGCTATATGGCTGTAGGTTCAGCAATCTCAAACATCAAGCTGGAAACCACTAGTAGCCAGATTGTGAAAGACCACTTCATCAAAGAGCTTTACCAGAATCTTGATGGTGTAGATGTTCAGGCTGTTTGGTTGGATGTTGATGGTCATAACTACACAAGTTTCGTTTTCAAAAACGATGACATTAAGTGTTTGTTCCCATAATAGGTGATTAACTATGATTGATATCTACTTACAAGATGCTCATGCAGATTTCCTTAAAGAGATGCTTAAAAAGTTTATGGCTTCACAGTATGAGAATGAAGCATCTTTTAAAATAGTTACATGTGGCGACGAAGCTGGTTTTGTTGAGATTGAACATGAAGGTACTGGAAAGAGTGTTTGTAAGTTACCTGATAGTATGTTCTCTAACACGTTCTTAACAAAGACTAGTATAAATGTTAAGCTTGTGCCTCAGATTGAAACATACTCTGGTACAGATTATCCTAAAGGTTTTAAGTCACTGATGAAGTACTTCTTAGATGACTTTGTGGGTAATCTTCTGAGGGAGGTAAAAGAAAGTCGTACAGTGTTAACTGTAGAGAACATGGGAGGAACTATCAAGGTCACTTCTGACTGCTTTGTGATGAGCCTCTTCGACTTCGTTCCTAAGAACTTTGATGGTATTCTGGATGAAGAAGATGACTGTGTAGACTTTATATTGGTTCTTGAGCCAGTTTTTGAGGTTAAATAGATGAAAATTGAACACTGCTATGAGTCTGATGGAACACCTATCCGATGTCCACATTGTGGGTGTACAGACTTACAAGGCGAGGTAAGTGAAATAGTCAACGGTCATATTGCTGAAGAGAGTACAAGGTGTACAGGATGTAATGAAATCATTGCTTTCTGGGCTTATGGTTCATACCAACCTACACCACACTTAATCTACCATAGCAATAAAGCTGTGAAGAATGTTATCAACTGGTTCATTAAGAAAGGATTTACAAAATGATTAAATTAATCTTTGCAAGTGGTGAAAATGGGGAGTTTGGTACTCCAACTGGTATGCCGTGGCCTCGACATAAACAGGACATGCAAGAGTTTAAGAGACTCACTAAAAATAACTTAGTAGTCATGGGTAATGAGACTTTTAAGACTCTGGGTAGTAAACCTCTACCAGAACGTGCAAACCTCATCTTAACAAATTCTGTACCATACTTAGGTATAGACTTTGGCAAAGATGATGTAATGTATGCTAAAGCCAGTAAAGAGTCATTTGGAGCATTTTTGAACTATCTTGATAGCTCTATTGATGAAGATGTCTTTGTAATTGGTGGTGCAGGTGTCCTTGTCAATGCTTTACCGTATGCTGGTGTAGTTTTCCATACAGTTTTCCATAAAGTTACTGAAGAGGCCACTGTGCATTTACCTTTTGAAAACTTCTTTGAGAAGCTGTATGATAACCGTGTATTTACAAAGGTACAGTCAAAACCATCAGAGGATGGTAAAGCAACTTTTGAAATTTATGTTCCACAAGTGAAAGGACACTTTTGATATGTCACAAGCAGATACAAGTTACAAAAATATCCTGAACCATGTTTTATCCGTTGGTGAACTGCGTACTACACGAACTGGAGATGTTATATCTGCATTTGCTCCACCTCAGTTTCGTTTTGATATGCGAACTGGTTTCCCGCTCTTAACATCTAAACAGGTGTTTACACGGCAAGTTATTGGGGAAGCTTTATGGTTCCTGAATGGCGAGAATAAGCTTGGTGAACTTCGTTACCGTACTTGGGGTGAAAATGACGGAGAACGCTGGACTATCTGGTCAGATGATTTTAAACGCTGGTTAAGCTCTAATTATTCTTCTGAACAAGATTGGTTAGAGGATGCAGGTGGAAGAATCTATGGGGTTCAGTGGAGAAACTTTGAAGGTCATAATGGCTGTGTTGTAGACCAACTAGAGACCTTAGTAACGAAGATGAAGGGTGATATCACAGACCGTTACATGCTTGTTAATGCTTGGAATGCAGCAGATATTGCAGCAAACTCAATGGCTTTAGCACCTTGTCATGTTCTGTTTCAGATTTATATCACTAACGAGGGTGAAGTTGACTTACAATGGTATCAGCGTTCAGTAGACACCTTTTTAGGACTCCCGTTTAATATTGCATCTTATGGTTTTATTCTGGAAGTTCTTTGTAAGATGACTGGATACACTCCACGGTACTTGATAGGTGTCTTTGGAGATACTCAGATTTATCAGAACCACATGAAACAGGTTTATGAACTACTGAACAATGAAGAGTTCCATGCACCAACTTTTGAGATTGGTCTACCACTTAATACTTTAAGTGACCTGAAACATCTTACTGCAAGTGATTTTATTGGTGGCATTAACAACTACCAACATGCAGGAAAGATTGAAGCACCTCTGTCAGTAGGCAAGTAAAAACAAAAAAGGCTCCCGTAAAAAGGAGCCTTAAACTTTATTTTTCAGTATTCTTTGTGTTCTTTTCAGTAATAGCTTGGAGGGCTGATACTGATTGAGCCAGATTATTCACACTGTCAGAGAATTTATCAAGAGTTTTGGTAAGTTTTGCGTTTTCACCCTTAACATTCTCTAACTGAACTTTCTGGTTCTCCATCCCTAGCTGAATCAGTCTCATGTCAGACTGTAAATCACGAATAGCTGAATAGTTACTTTTGGAATAATTATCTAGCTGCTGTAACTTTGTTGTGACAGACACTTCTTGTTTACCACTTGAAACTTGCATCGTGGTAAACATCCCAATAACACTAAAAATACCAACTACAATTGCACCAATATTATTTTTAAAAGCTTCCTCTAGCCACTTCATTTATTCTCCCCCTTAAAAGCTTTTTCTAAGTTATCTACGAACTCATCATCAATAGGTGTGTCTGTTTTACTCGCAAGGTATCTTGCAAGCCTAAAGAACACTTTCTCAATCATGTATTCACTTAGAAGGGATAAAATGAGTTTCCAGAAGAAGCTACCTAGATTTTTTAGAAGAATTGCTAGGATTGTAGGCATTTAATCACCTCATCAGCCAAGATGGTGAGAATACCCATAAAGAATATTAACACCATCTTAACAATCAGTCAACAAGGATTAAGCAGTTCTCACCCAAGCCATCAACTTGTAGAACTGGTTAGTGACACTAAATGCTGAACCAGAACCTGTACCACCAGTGTTACCCCTAACTGTATGGGTGTGAGCACCAATACCTACAGAGTGGGTGTGAGCACCAGTGTTACTTGTAGTACCAGACCATGTGTGTGTATGGTTACCAGTTGTGTTAGTGTTAGGGAACTTGTTATCAGTTCTGTCAAGCCAGTCAAGAGTTCTCGTCTTGTTATTGCTAACAGTTGTATAACCGTACTGAGCATCACCACCATTAACCAATAGCAGACCTAAGTGGTGAGCGTGTTTACCAGCAGCACTTGTTGTGCCACTTACAGAGTGAGTATGACCACCAGTGCTATTAGTGTTCTTCGTACCATAATCAAAAGATGAAGTGGTAGCAGAGAAACTATGGGTGTGTGATGGTAAGTTGCCAACAGATAACGTTACAGAATCTGAACCACCAGTTGTAGCAACATCTGAACCGTTTGCTGCTGCAATTCTGATAGTTCTACCAACACCATTGTTCAGGTACGTCCAAGTTAGACCAGGAAGTGCTGTATTAGGGTCAACATTGCTGTTAAACCATGTCACAATACCTACTGGATAGATTTTATTAAGGTCTGTAGAGTCACTTACTGCCTGTGCAATCTTCTGGTCAGTTTCAGCTTTAGTATATGCACCAATACCTGAAGGGGTTGGTTTAAATGCCGTTGAATACAACTGTGCCTCTCCAACATATGCTCCATCTGACCCATAAGCGTATGTGAAGACATCAAGACCTTTAGACCCATATGTAAAAGCAATACCTCTGGCATGAGCAATACCAGCAGAATGTGCTACATGGATGGCTAAATCTTTCAGACCCTGCTCAATAGCGTTGTTTCTTACAAACCCTGAACAATCTTTGTTGAATGATGATGGGTCATCCAGTCTATTAGCTGTCCTTGTCATTAAAGATTGGTTTAACAGTTTTGTTTTTAAGAAATATCTAGCATCTAAGTTAGAGAAATCTGAAGGTTGAACTTGACCAGTAATTCTGACAGTTTTATCCAACAAGAAATCGTCTTGCATATAAAGCGTAGTTGCAGTTCTGTCGTTGCGGATAGTAAATCTTGTTGGGTTGGATGGTTCCCCATTACCGATGTACCACCTTCTAACACCATCAGCATTATGGCCAGCAAAGTAAAGCTCTCTGTCTTGTGTAGTGTTCTTTAGCTGTAACAATGAGCCATTCAGATTGATAACCTGTGTAGACCTGAAAGTGTTTGCATCACTCAGCTTGGCAAGATTACTCAAAGTTCCTGCCGGAATATATCTAGAGTCAATGTTAGTCCAATCAGAAGGTTGAACTTGACCAACGACTTTAAGTTGCTTATTAACCTCAACATAACCATTGTCGAGTCTAAGATTAGAACCATACGTATAGTTGTGGATTAATACAGCAGGTGTATTATCACCATTACCTACATACCACTTACCAGAGCCATCATTAGCTTCGGCTTTAATGTACAGTGCACCATTAGCTACAGTGTTTTTTAACCTTAAGGCTGCACTATTCGTCTTAATTGATAGGATTTGATTAAATGTATTCACGCCTCTAAAGGTATTATTACCAGCTAACTGTGCAAACCTCTGATTAGCTGCTGTCTGAGTAAAATACCTAGCATCTAAGTTAGTCCAATCAGAAGGTTGAACTTGCCCAGTGATTTGGATTGATTTGTTCACGGAGATTAGGTTAGCTAAAATAGCTACATATGCACCAGATTTAACGTTTTTTAAAACAAGATTGTCTGTACCCTTGTTATCATTACCTAGATACCACCTGTTAGTACCATCTGCATCTTGACCACGAATATAGAGTGGCATCCCTTGTGTAATATTCTTAGCAATAAGAGCTTCATTGTCAGAGAGAATAGCTTGAGTGCCTCTAAAGGTGTTATTTACAGCCAACCTTGCATATCTTGCATCATTCTCTTCATTAGTTCTCATCCCAAGCTCATTAGGGCTTGGCTTATTCAGAGTATGATAAACAGTTGCCGACCTTGAAGCATCTGCAATAGTTAATCTAAGGCCGTTTGCGTTGATTTTAAAAGTCTTTAAAACATCCCCAATAGTAATCTCAGAAGAGCCTGTTGGGTTAAATACTACCTTACCACCATAAAGTAACTTAACAATTCCTAAGTCACCCGTCATAGTGCTACCAGCAATCTGAACAAACCTTTCAAGTTTAAAAGATGCTAAGAAGTCTTGATAGGTCATTCGACGGTCTTCATCACCCAGCATTTCAGGTCTCTTTTTAACTCTGACATGAAGAAGGTCATCTGAACGGATTGTATTGATTGAGTTTAATTCACTCAACTTGTAATCTGCCATTATAAATTTTCCTCTTAAAAGGGGCTATCAAGCCCCTGTAAAGAAATTAAGCTGTTCTCTGCCATACATACAGTACGAAGGATGGCTGCTCAATGTTAAAAGCTTGTCCACCACCAATACTGTTAGTGTTCCCGCTATGCGTATGCTCAGAAGAAGAAACTGTTACAGTACCATTGTGTGTATGTGAACCAATACCAACCGTGTGGCTGTGAGCACCAATACCAACCGTGTGGCTGTGGTTACCAGTCGTGTTAGTGGTAACACTGAAAGAGTGAGTGTGTGAACCAGCGACTTCACAGACAGCATCTGCTGAGTACCATGATTGGTCATTCCTTGTAGACCAAACCATTGCAGGTCTTTCCGATAAACCACCACCTGCTTCATAGGTCAATCTATGGTTGTGAGCACCAGCCGCATTTGTTGACCCACTGCCCACATGGTTGTGGTTACCAGTCGTGTTAGTGGTCTTTGTTCCATAGTCAAAAGAGTTGGTAGTCTTAGTTCCATAATCAAAAGCTGAAATTGACACCGTTGCATTATGGGTGTGACCACCACCACTAAGAGACACAGAGTGTGAGTGTTGTGGCATGTTATTAACTGACAAAGTGACAGTTGAAGCACCAAATACAGAGCCTGTTGGTCTTGTATCAGAGTCATAACCAACCAATGCTCTACCTTTTGAAACTAACTCCCAAGTTCCTCCACAAATTAAATATGTAGAAGGGTTTGCAGAGTTCATGGAAAGATGGATAGTACCTACTGGATAGGAAGCCTGAACAGCCTTGTACAAGTTATTTACTGCTCTTGCTGTAGCATACTTATCTGCATCTTCGTTATAAAGGTTAGATGTTGTCCAGTTCTGAACATTACTCAATCCTACCTGTACCTTAGTTGTATTATGTGGGTTGCTCTTGTCCTGAATATGCTGTTGAACAAGATTATTAACCTCTTCTGAAGACATAATCTGTAGATTTGCTCTTGCCTGAGCTACATTAGTAACGTCTGATAAGTTATTTGCAGCAACTAACTGAAGAGCATTGATAACGTTATCTAAACCAATTTGTGTTTTAGTAACACCATGAGGGTTATTTCTTAGGCTTGAGTGTGGAGCAAGTAATTGCTCAAGAGTACATCTCTTATCCTCAATACCCTGCTTAAGATGGAAGATATCACTAAGGTCAATTGGTAAGGCTGCTTGAGGCAAGGCACTAATTTGAATTTCACCTACCGCCATTATTAAGCTCCTACAAATTCATAAGTATAAAGATTTCTTGTACTTGTTGACGCAGTACCTGTTTCAGTCTTGATAAGGTTCCACCCATTAGCTACTAAATCTGGTTGCTTAGTGGCAAAAGACCTAACTTCACCAACAGTTCCATTTGCTTTCTTAAGAAGATAGTTCAAGATATAGTTAAACCATTGGCGACCCATCGGTTCACCTCTTAATAAACCAGTTGCCTGAATTTCTGGTGGTGGTAATACTTTTAGCTGGTTACCATCAGCATCTACTTCATCTGTAGACCAATTTAAAAATGCCATTAAGAACTTCCTTCTTGCTGTGATTTATCTTTTCTACCTTTGATGATTTGAGCTACTTCAGCCATAACACCATAATCACCACCTGCTACAGTTTCTTTACCAACGATGTAGTTATCTGTAGCATTGTAATTTTTATTAACTTTTAAGTAATCTACTGAGCCACTATTTGCTGTCCTGTCAACCCTAAAATAAGCGTCCCTTACACCAGCATCTGCTAAACTACCTAGTAAGTTCTTCTCTAAAGAACCACCTGTGTTGTTAGTAACAAGACCTTTGTTAGTATCTGTAACGAACCAGTTATCTTTATCATCAACAATCGCTAAAGCTGAGTCAGCAACCTCTACAGGTGTCCAAGCAGTGCCATTAAGAGTTACGTCTCTTAGAATAACTGCTGAGCCGATAGTTGTTGCAGAAATTTTTGCTAATGTGTATGCTGTATCAATGACGTCATTTCTTGTATTAACCCTGATTACAATACCAGCAGTCATAGGTGTAATATGCTCAAAAATCTGTGAAAATGTTGCATTATACAGAGTCATGATAGCATTCTGTAAAAAGGATGGGGTTGTATCAGAACGTCTTAGGAAAATCTGGATATACAACATCGCTCTGTATGTTTCATCATCAGCACCGAGAGGTCTTGGCACTTTAATTAATGCACCAATGTTGTCTAATTGCTGTCCAACAGCTTTTCTGATATTCCTTTCAGTGTGCATTTGCCATGAAACATCTTCCAATGTCTGCAACTCATCAGTAATCGCTTTTAGTAAACTTGTATAGATGAACTTATCTTTAAACTGTGTTACAGTCCTTTCATCAAGAGTCTTGTAGTAAACGTTATCAATTTTCTGAAACATTATTACTCCTTAGTGATGGTATACTGGCTACTTTCCCATACAGTGTATTGGTCACCATCAACTGTGATTCTTGCTGTGGTGTACTGTCCATCACTAGGTGGTACTGACTGGTTATTTGAAAGTGCTACTTTGATTTCATTAATCTCAACACCTTTAATAACGTCATAGATATACCCATAGATTCTGTTAGGGATAACATCATTACCAACTTTCAGAGTTCTGCCGTAAGCGTTAATACCTTGAACAATACTATCTCTGATATCTTCTTCTGGGATTGTTAAGCTCTCTTCGTCATATAAAGAGTAAGAGACTTTAACAAAAGCGTACTTAGGTGTTGGTCTGCTAAAATAGACATTATGAGCTAAATTACCTAAGTCGTAGGCTGTCCCAAAGATAGCTCCATAAGCTCTGATACCAGCAGGTTTGGTGTCCCAGATTGCTTGAGCAACGTTATCATTTTGACCACCAACAACAACAATCTTGAAAGATTTTGGTGGTAGCCCTTCTGAACTTGTCTCTTCAGTATCATTTTCAACACCTGAAGCATCTGATACACCCTGAACCCTCTTAACAGCAGCTACGATTGCATCAAGAGTACCTACACCAGTAACTGCCAGATATTCTAAATATCTCTGTCGAAGCTCTGTATCGGTTTCTTCGTTTCTACCTGTTGTCAGGTCATATCTGTTGTATACACTGTCAAGACCATCTACAGTTGTTTCAATTTCGATAAGTGTTCCAGCTAATGCAGGGATTGCACCAACTTCCTCAGCAACAACATCATGGATAGTTGTAATTTTTGTGAATGTGAGGAACGTCGTAGCAGTCACCACCATAGGGTTGGTTCTTGCAATAATGTCGCCTTCATCTTTATAAACTCGTAATGCTGAACCATCATTGATAACTTCGGCTTTTGCTACGATACCACCATTGATTGCATCGGCAAGTTCAGTTAATAGAACTGTGATTGTATCTGAAGATTTTGGTTGATAAGAGAAAATAACGTTATCAATAATAATAACATAGTTTGCATCAGTTCGTAAAGAGTTAACTTCAAGAACAGCCTCAACACAATACGAAGGTGTTAATGTAATGCCAGAAACTGGATAGAAGATATTACCAGCAGTGCTTCTTAGTCTGGTTGTCGATGGGATTGTTGCACCTGTTGTTCCAGTAAACTCTACTTGACCTCTTGTAGCCTGAGCCACATATCTGTATACAGCATTTAAAGCTGTAATATCATCGAGGTTAAAACCTTCAGCTTTATCAATCGTCCCACCATCATAAATTTCTGACAGGACTTCATGAGTGTCTGCTAAAGACCTTGCAATTGAAGCTAGAAAGAGACCTAATTGACTATCTTCAGAAACGTCAAGGTTTGGTGAAATATCTCTAAGAAGTCTTGATTTAATATTATCAAAAATTTCCTGATATCTTAGAGTTTGTAATCCTGTTGTAGTTAATCCTGCCATTAGATATTAACCTCTTGCGTAATGTCTGTTAAAATATCTGTTGTAGTAGTTGCATCAAAATTAACAGTTACTTTTCTTTGAGCATTATCCATTGAAGACGAGTAATTATAGATATTGGATACATCTCTTGTTTCAACGAGATAAGCTTTCATATAGTTGTCAAAGATAGAAGTTTTCTGTTTAAATTTGGCAAGTTGTAAATAAGGGAATCCAGCAGATGTGTTAAAGAAGACTTCACCAGCCCTTAAAAGGCATCTGATATGAAGTCTTTGAGCAACCTGAGTAGCTTTATCATCTTCTGGGATAATTCTAATTTGGTTACCAGTAATCTTTAAATCACCATGAGCCACATACACTGAATCTGAACCTAAAGTGGCAACATAGTCACCACCCAGATTTAATGCAAAGTCTGTTTTCATTATTGTGCCTCTGTAGTATCAGCCTCACCAGCAGGGTCTGTCCAGTAATAATGGTGCGTGTGTTCATTAAAGCTCACACCAGTCGTGTCACTGATAAAATCTGAACCATGTACTTCTTCTGTTACGTACAAGTTTTTAGAAATGTGCACATCACCTTCAAAATAAAAATTACCATCATCTGTAACTCTTAATACAGAGTCACCAAAATGAAGCCTGACTGCTGTTGGGTCTGGTTTAAAATTCTGTGTTCTTGTGCAGATGCCTACGAAAGCTACACAGTCTGAGATATCGTGTGTCCTTCTCATATTTGTTTCCATCTGAACATTCTTGTCATTGACAACGAAGTCATCTAAAGGTAACATTGAGAAAGCTAACCAGCATCTGTCATTAGTTTTTACGGGGAATGTTAAAGATGCTCCACCACCACTTGGGAATTGAACAGGAACACCAGTAATCTCTGGCATAGGTAAACCGTTAATAGAGTAAAGTGGCTTAACAGTGGCTGTTTGAGTCTTCGAATCAAAAGACTGGATAATAGCTGGTAAGCCAGTATACAGTTCTTTTCTAAATTCATCAAGACATTCTGAAACATACCCAGACATTCTAGTAACTGGTGACTTCATTATTCCACCTTCTCTAAATCTAGTTCAGTTGTCCAAGCACCACCAGTAAAGTCAAGATTATGAGAAAGACCTTTTACTCGATACTGACCTTCAAAATCCTCACTTTCCCTAATAGTGACGTTATCACCCATCTTAATTCTCCCGTCTAAATGGATTTTGCAACGAACTCCAGTTTTAACTTTAATAACTGTCTTATTCTCTTTTTTCAGAACCTTTCTAGTTCTTCTGTAGTAACCTTGCAAAGAGTCAATAACGTTATATGGGTAAATTTCCCAAGAAAGTTGTCTAGCCTTAGCATTAAAAGGAACTACTCTGATTTGCTTATTGAAGGTATACCAACGTAAGCTACTCTCTTCACAAACCTTTGTAAGTGCCTCTGCAACACTTCCCCAGACACTAAAACCATTCTTGTAAGTGTAACCATCGATACTTGAAAGGTCTTCATCAATAAGAGAGAAACCTAACCTGTTAACCAAGTCTCTAATTACACTCTTACGTGTTGTTCCTGCTTTATAAGAAATTGATGTTTTAATCGTGGTTCTTTCCATTTTATCATTGGAACAGATAACCTTCGTAATCATATCCACACCACGCTTATATGTATAAGCATACTCAATAGTGCCTAGATAAATTAATGGGAGGTTATCATACTCAATAATAAGGTCACCGTTTGCATCTCTTTTGAAGCCAGTAGTGTAACCTGCTCTGAGCATAACTGTTGCACCAACTGTTTTAAACTTGGCTCTCATCTCTTTATTGAGGTTGTAGATTTCAAAAGTGGTATCATCAGAGGTTACTTTATTTTTCTGAGATGTATAAGAGACATTACAAGTGAATTGCAAGTTGTCGAAATAATCCATTTGCATAGAATCTTTAGCATGGCTTGTAGGTTTATCATTAAAGGCTGTAGTTTCACTACCTACAGCCAATTGATAGCACCTAAAAGAAGCCCCAGCAGTGCTATCTTTTACAGACATTATAAGTTCTCCATTAATCTCATATCTTCTTGAGTGTAATAATTAAGCTCAAATGCCTTTTCTCTTCCGAAGTTATTTCTGGTAGGTTGTAAATCAGTTCCATACATTCGTTCGACAAAAAGCTCTCCAGCTAATGAAGGAATTACATAGCGTCCTGTGATTGACTGGTCTGCAAGGCATTTCTTTTCAGATAATAATACATTACCATCAACATCAGATAGCGTCAAGAACCATCTGTCAAGCCTCTCTTTATATTTTAACTCAATTACAAAGACAGTACCATCAAGAGTTACAGTTTGTGTAGACCACTCTGTATCAGGAACAGGAATATATTGTGACATTAATAAGTCCCCTTCTTATTCGGGTTCACTGAGTGCTTCTGGAGTGCTTTTCCAGTTCCAGCAGTGTTATTTAAGGCTGCTCCAGCATTTCTTTCAGCCTCTTCACTGAATGTAGTAACACCTTTTCTTGTCTTCGCAGACATTGAGCATTTTGCAAGAGCATTGCCTTCAGCACTAGTGAGTTCCCTTACACCATTAGCATCTAGGTCAAATAATAACTGACAGTTTAATTTACCATTACCTAAACTTGTTGTAGTGTTCCCTGTATTCTTTTTACTGGTAGCACCGCCATCATTAGTAGTAGCAGTCTTGCCTGTTGCAGCCGAAATATCAGTCTGACCCACAATGGCTTTGAAGTTAATTTCCTGAAAAGTTAACTGGATTCTCAGACCATTTGAAATACCAACATCTTTAGAGGCTTTAAAGCTCGTGATAATGGAATCATCAATTTTAATTCCGTCTTTACAGATGACTGAAATAATCTGCTTCTGGTCACGCCAGCTTTCAAGGGTGTCGATGAAGTTTTCTACTAATTGACCCTGACGAGTTAATAATAAGCTTCCTTCATAGCCAACTACAACGACACCACTAATAGTGATTGTTCTGGGTGCTCTTTGCACATTATCTGTGACGGTTTGCCCTGATTGCATGTTCTGTGTAGTTACCTGCATAGGGCTGTCAAATTCCATATTTTCAGTTGCTGATAAGGTTAAGAAGGCATCTACATTATCTCTTAAGTGGAAATAGATGCCATCTTTGCCACTATATTTGATTTGCATATTAGAATCCCATAACATTATTCTTCCTCTGGATAGCTTGAACTTAGAAGAATGTCTTCTTGATTCTTGTCAGTAATATCCACCATCTTAGTAGCAATTTGTTTACCATCAAGATTGAAAGTAACATTCAGGGTTTGTTTAGTCTGCATAGGTAAACCAGAAGGTGTCATCATCATTGGTGTCTGGTTAAACTTATTGGCAAAATTATCAATAGATGTTGATAGCTTCTCCATGATAATCTCCCAATTAGATAGACCATTATCAATTAACTTTCTGTTGCCTTCAACGTCTTGAGTGTACTGTGCAAACTGAAGTTGACCATTCTCATCAAAGAACATTGGCCTTTTTGGGTTTGTAATATTTGCAACAGCATTTTCAAATGGTTTTGGTAATGTAACTTCACTGTAGTTTTTAGCAGCATTTGGGTCTGTAGAGCCTCTTAGCATTAATGCTGAACCAACAGTACCAAGTGCCATTCTCGTTGCTGTGACTCCACCTGCTGCTGCGGCTGCTTCTCCGGCTGCTGCTGTACCTGCTGCACTAACACCAAGTCTTTGTAAGATTTTACCAAAGATACCACCACCAACCAAACCACTTAGGAGCTTGACTGCTTTTGATACTACAGCAACTGCGCCTCCAATTGTGACAACTGTTCCTAGAAATTCACCAGCACTTTTGATAAGCTTTTGCTGGCTGTTGTCAAGGTCTTTATACCAAGCTCTTGCATAGTAGTATAATGCAGATGTTCTGTACATGAAATCTGTAACGAAGTCAAGCAGATTACTAGCACCTTTTAACAGGTTCCCAATCACAAGACCCAAAGCCTGTGTACTACCCATAGAACCTTGTAAGAACATTGCAACGGAGTTAGATAACTGTGAAATGCCCTCACTAGAATTGTTAAACAGTGCTACAAGTGTGTTATCCCACATAGCCTTCGCTTGACCCATTGATGTAGCAGTCTGCTTGGACACAGCATTCATACCACCTGCTTGCTTGACAAGTTCAGCCATTCTTTCAGATACTTTAGGAAGAACGTCTTGAGCAAGAAGTTTACCGTCTTGCATCATCTTATCAAGTTCTTGTGGGGTCTTACCAATGGCATCAGCGAATAACTGCACAGCACCTGCTAAACGGTCACCTAACTGACCACGAAGTTCTTCAGCCTGAACTTTACCTTTTGATGCCATCTGCTGGAATGCAACCATGATACCTTTCAAGTCTTCATCAGTAGCACCCCTGATACGGGCGAACATTGCAGCATTCTTATAGAACTCTTGAGTACCCTGAAAACCAAGTGTTGGTTGAGCACCAGCAGCAAAGTTTGAGTACTGCTTCATAGTATCTGTATAGTTCTGACCAATCTGGTGTGCGAATGATGCAGCGAACATTCTGGCTTGCTGTGTATCTGCTCCAAAGATAGCTGTAGAGGCTAGTTGTGCAGACTGTCTTTTTACACCAGCTTCAATAGTTTTTTGTGAGAGTTCCAGTAAAGCATAAGCTGAAACAAACCCACCAACTAATTGACGTAATGATGCGTTAGCTCTATCCTGTAGCCAAGCTGATTCTTTAACTGATTTTAGTCTAGCATTTTCTGCAATAACCCAACGTTTGGTTACGTCGATGAGCTTTTTAACTTCCATCTCATACTCACCAACCTTACCAGTCCCTTTGTATCTGTTGTAGATATTTTGCAAGCTCCCTCTGAAAGAGGCTGCCATTTGGTTACCTTGACCACCGATTGTTTCCAGTCTACGGGTTAACCCTGAATAGAAGTTGTTGTTAAACATTCTTTCCATTTGTCTCTGAGCAACATCTACTCTCGGACCTCTGGGTGCTCCACCACCAACAGGAGGGATACTCTGTCCACCTCTCCCTCTACCTGTCTTGATAGTGATTTTACCGTCAACCTTCATAGCATCTCTTAAGGACTTGTTAATACCTTTTGCAGTCTTTTTTGCTTGAGTTTCAAGTTTCTTAAGAGATTTCACACCTTGTGAATCAAGGTTCAAGGAACTGTTGAGTGCTTTATTGATTCTGCCCGAAGCAGACTGAGCATTTTTTACAATTCTATTAAGTGCTTCCTGAGAACTTTTATTAGGCTTCACATCAAAGGCTTTATTAATATTTCGCTCAATACGTTGAGCAGCTTGCATAGACATCTTTTCAACTCTTTGCAAGCCCTTAACAACCTTTTCACTGAAACCAAGTTCCACAATGAAGCTATCAACTGTATATTGTGCCATTACATTTTTCCTGCTCTTCTAAGTTCGTTGTAAGCAATTTCCTCTTTATACGACCTCTGAATTTCAAGAAATTGTCTCAATGATAATAAATCAGAGAATGTCATAGCAAAGAGTTGGTCAAGTGTTTCTTTACACCCTTCCATACCATAAATAGCAAGCACAAATTTCATCTCGTCTGCTTCTTCATAGGTTGCCTCTACAGCAGCATCAGTCAGTGGTGTCTGTAGAGTGTTACCCATGTTTACTGAGAAGTTAGGCTTTTGAAAATGCTTGCTTCGAAAAAACTTCCGAAGTTTGCCTCCAGCGCAAATGCTAAGTAATCAATAAATTCACCATAGTTTGCTTGGAAGTATGTATCAATATTAAGTGGGAAGTCATCAACAGTTGCTCCTTGAAATAACAGGGTAGCCATTTCTTCAAGGTTAATTTCTTCAATTCTGTCAAAACAAGCTTCAACAAGTTCTTTAAATGGAACCATTGGAGCTTCTTTCTTACCCTTGTCAGTCAGACTTGACAGCATCTGTGCAAAAGTTGGAACAACAATTTTACCCAACTTCATAGACATCTTAATACCATCTCTTGCCCCAAGCAGAACGATATTTACTTTCTTACCATTAATTACTCTAGATTCTGTTTTCATTGTGATTCCTTAATACTTTTAAAAGAAACAAAAAAGGGGAAGACCTTTTAAAGTCTCCCCCTTATAGGATTTATTAAACACTTGACGCTGGAATTGTAGAAGTGTAGTCTAGCTTCTCACAACCAAAAATCCAAGTTTTAGAGTTCTGGTCACGACCAAGTTCAATCTGTGGTAATTCCTGCAACCAAGCATTAATACCAGTTGCCAGAACAGAGCCTGATGGGTCGTAGATTACGAAGTTAGAAGAGATATCTTCTTCAAGTTCCATATTGTCTTGTTTAGCTTGAATTGCAGAAAGCATCTGGTTAGAGAGAGAAGTCTGCATTAACTCAATCTCAATAGTACCTGTCTTGTCTGCATTTCTTGTCAGAGCAACTTGACCACCTGCACCAACAACTGGTGTCACAAGCGGTGATGTTCTCTGTAGACGCAAGAATGAATCTGGGGCAAAGCCTTCAATGGCAATACCATTCCAGCTACATACAACGTCTTTAGGGGAATATTGCTGATACATAGCCATTCCAATTTACCTCTATTATTCGTAAGCCACTGTACCTTTCAAGTCAACATCCAAGATAGCCCCTGCTAAGATACCTGCGAAGGTAACATCTTTCAGGATACGAGCTTTCTTGTCTGCCAAAGCAACTTGAGAGGCTTTAGGAACATTAACTGTGTAAGATGACAGGAAGTTTCTGTTGACTGCTCTTTGTAGAGAGGTTTCAATGACTTGACGAATACGGGTAATACCAGTATCATCATAAGTAATCTTACCACCCTTCTGGTTAATTAGCAAGTCTCTCAGAGAAGTTTTCAGGTCTGATTCTAACCAGTCAACGCCACGGACGATATCAATCCATTCCCCACCAGAAGTAATCCCTCTACGAACCACTGGAACACCACCATCAAGGTCAATAAAGTTACAGTGACGTACATCTAAAGCAGACTTCTGAATACTTGTCAGAGGTCTCTGATTAGATGGTTGTAGAGAAGCTGCTACACCAGTTAGCTGAGCATTACCCCAAGCAATTGAACCTGCATCATATGGAGCACCATAAGCAATGTATGCCATCTCTGGGTAGTCTTCTGCTGCTGCGTGATGCCACAAGCAAACTGTACGAGTGTACATACTCTTAGCAAGCTGTGCTGGAACATCATTTGCACTGGCTAATTCTGTACCTTGCAGGGCTGTTACATCGGAGTTAGCTGTAAAGAAGATTTTCTTGCGAGCCTGAATCTCAGAAGCCATTGCTAAGACAAACTGTTGAGTTCTGTCTTCTGCTGCAATGAAATACCAGTCAGTAGAGTAAGCTTCGATAGCTGCCAGAGCAGTTGATGCTGTATCGGCAGTTGTACTTGCAATATACACAGTCTGTGCTGTAGTTGTTACTTTCACAAAGTCATTATCACCAGCTTTGGTAATAATCATTGTGGCAGAGCCATTGCTACCAGTTACGTTCACAGAAACCTTATCTTTGATTGTTGGGTCAGCTTCAATCTGTGTTTTAAACTGTTGCAACACGTTTTCAGCAGTGTCTTCAGCTTGCGCTGTATACTGATATGGTTGAGAAATTCCACCGCCAGCAGCTACAGTAATTGAGTAGTCTGTACTTTCAGCAACGGCATTAGGAATTGATACAGTGTACTGCATAGCACGTCTACCAATATAAAGCTGAGTTACTTTAGGAGTCTGACTCCAAAGTTGTTTAGCAGCCTTATATGCAGCAGAGTTTTCATCGAAATCTTCAGCAACTTCAGTTAAGGAAGTGTAACCACGGACTCTTTCTTCAAAGTTATCTGTTGAAGCTAAGAATAGTGGCAAACCAAAACCTTCTCTTGTAGTTCCTGCGGTGTTCAATGTAATATCTACATTAACAATTGGATTCCACATTTATTTTACCCCTTTGGAGTCTACATCTAGATGGATAGTATATTCTGGTGGCTCTTGTCCTTCTTCATAAACCAACTCACCATCAACAATGACACGCTCAATAATACTTCCACGTTCATCTTTCAGGACTGAATTTTTTACAAGAGTTACAACAAGAGGCGCAGAATTTTCGAAATCTGTATTGAGATAAGTGTAGTCATTTGGGATGGCTCCAGTGTCTAGTACTGTAGCTCCTGTCTCTTCAAGAATTAAATCCCTGACTGAACTCATCTCTAATCGTTGTTTAAGCTCAAGCATAATACTGTGAGCACCTTTACCATTCACCGTAATTAATACTGGAATCTGAAAAGCAATTCTGTAGCAAACTACATCATCCTCAACAAACTTATCAAGAACCCAACCATAAGGTGTTGCAGCATCTTGACAATATACGGTAATAAATGGCTGGTCAGGTTTTAAACCTTTGTCATTTGAGTTATCAGAAGGGTAAGCTCTAATTACATTTGGTCTATTATTTTTATCACGAGCTAGTCTGTGACCAATAACATCCACTAAGGTTCTAACTAGACCTTTTTCAAGTTCTGCTGTTTCTAACTGCATTCATTTTATCCCTTCTAATAATGATATATTCATAATGGGACGTATGGGCTAATTGCTGTGACCAATCCATAGTCATAAATACTTCATACTCATGACCATCAATCATAACAATATCAGACTCATTCCACTCTACATCATCTGAAGTTCTAAGTTTATATGTGGTATACAGGATTCTTGTATCGGTAAGCCTAATACCTTCCGGTAAAGCAATCTGTGTACCATTCTTTACAGAACCTTTGATATATGGCTGAATATTACCTTTACAGTTAACCTCTACAATATCTTGTGAAGCTACCCAATCACCATCAGCATTATAATAACCATCTTCAGAGACTTTACGCTTTACTACAAAGCTGTGTCTGTTTAAGAGTCTCATTTTTTAATACCCTTCTTAGTAGAAATTTTATAAGCAAGGTTATCTCTTAAGTCACCTGTCTCAACAAGAGGTGCGTTAAAGCCTTTTTTCTTGACTGTGGAAGGTGCGTTAGGAGGGAGGATAGCAGAATTACCAAAACCTCTTTTAATTGCCTTTTGAGCATTCTTTGCAAATGCTTCTAAGGTATTTGAAGGGTCTGTGTTGAGACTGCTAAGTTGCTTATATAGATTCTTCTTAGTCTGCTCTAACAAGGTCTGTTTGTTTAGCATCATAGTGATTTCAAACAACCTACGATATACTTTACCAGAAGCTGAAGGAACCCCAATAACTTCTTGTAAATACATTAAAGCAGGATAAGAAAAACCAGAGCTATGTTGACCTTGTTCTTGAAAATACCCAACTTGAGCATTAGCCGTTTGCAAGTTCTTCATAGCCCCGACTAATTTTGCTCTCGCGGGGTGAATAACCCTTTTAACCATTATTCATCTCGCTCGATAATAAATACGCCATTAACACGGTTGCAGTAATCTCTGCCTTCGTATCTGGCAGCATCACCATATTCTGTGTATTTCTTGACAGAGCAAGGATTCTGACGACGCATGTCAATATCACACTGATTAATACCACCTGCATAGGGTAGTCCTGAAACAGAGCTTTTAACAAGGTCGTCATAAACAGCTTTCAGAGATTTGAATCTGGAAGAATTACGTAAATAAACACCACCAACCTTCTCATCTCCCATCTTGGCTACTTGAAAGAGTAAATATTTAAGAGCTTTGATGGCTGCTTTCTTTTCATCCTTTCCAGATTCTAGATAGAACCACTCTAGCACAGACTGTTCAATAAGAATTTCATCATTATTGGTGTCTGTGCAGAGGATTCTTACTCTATCAAGAGGGTTATTGGCTGGGGCGCCTGTATAACACATTCATAACCCTCCTTAAGAATATCATTCGCCTTTAGCGTCAGCGCGAACATCTACCAGCAACTGAGGACGAGTACAGTATGGCAGCATGTAAGAGTGAGCTTCGAAGTCAATACCTTCGTCACGGTCTTTTTCGTATTCGAATACGTACAGTTCCTGACCAAGTGTATTTGCGTAACCCATCTTAGGACATGGACCATATGCAACTTCGAAGATGTTGTTAGCTTCACCCAGCATAGCTACGTTAGGGAAAGCATGACCAACACCAACAGTGTCTGCTACGCTGTCAATGCTAACCAGAGTGTGAACCTTACCACGCTTGTCTTTGAACTTACCGTTGTACTGGACAAACTTAACACCACCGTAGTAGAAAGTATTCATATGAGCCTGAACGCCGTCAGCACCACCAGTTCTCAGAGAACCAGTAATCTGTTGCCAAGCCAGTGGAGTCTGCTGTGCAAGATAAGCGTCACGAATCTTAGGATGCTTAACCAGTTTGCTGAAGAATACACGGTCAACAACTACGTGAATCTCTTCACCGTTGATTACAGTGCCAGTCTTAGCTTCATCTTCCATGTGCATACGCAGTTCTTCAATAGAAGCGTCGATATCAGCATTAGGATTGTCAAGGTCGAAGTAAATAGTCTTCTTCTCAACGTCGAACTGCTTGTACAGGTCAGCGTACAGAGTACCACGAGCATCAACAACTTTACCCTTCAGAGCTTGCATAAACAGGAACTCACGAGTAATATCGAACTTGGTACGAATCTTCATCAGCTTCTTAGCACGTACTACAGCTTCAGTAGTCAGTTCGTTTGCAGTGCCTGGCTGACGTACACCCTGAATTTCATCAGGAGTGATGCTTTCAACTTCTTTGAAGTACATCATTGGGAAGCTGATTTGACGAACACGCTCAGGTGCGCTAGTCTCTGCTTTACGGCTATCACGGTCTACCGCATCAAGCAAGCTAACATCCCAATCAGTCAAGTCCATAAGGAAAGTAGTTTGGGTGATTGGTGCTGAACGGAACAGACCTAAGTTGGAAATATACCCATAAGTATTTGGGATAGACTGGACTTCACCAGTCAGGTCAGCAAGGAAAAATCTGCTTTTTTCAGAATTAGTCAACATTGTAAAATTCTCCAGAATGTCTTATTATTGTTATTACAGGCCAGTTGGTACGAAATCAATACCTTTAGCAGCCAGAGCTTTCTTGACTTTAGTAGCATCAACTCTTGATTCAAGAGTTAGCAGGTCTTTCAGTTCTGCATCACGGTGGATACCTACTACTTTCAACTGACCATGATAAGACAGTTGCAGGTCTGCGTAGAAATTAACGATACATACAGAGTCTGCTTGGGCTTCTTCTCCAGCTTGTACCTTAGTACCATCTGCTTTCAGAACTTCACCTACACGATACTCTGTAGATGCCTGTGGAGTGTACTCTTTACGAGAGTGGCCTGTTGGGGTAATCTGTTCCCAAAGAATGATATCATTCAGAGGTTCTCTGTTACCTAACTTAGTAAAACCTTGATATGCCATTATTGTGTTCCTTATTTGATAAGAGATTTTAGAGCATTCTGGAGAGCCAGTTTGCGTTGTTCAGCGGTGTCTTCGGAAGCATTCTTAGCTGGTTCTTTTTCTTCTTCAACCAAATCAGCTTCGCCGTCATTACCCATTTCTTCCATAGCATTAGAATGTTCAAGAACAGCACCAGCAGTTTCTTTCAGCTTGGTAATTTCTGATTCTTTTTCTTCCATTGCAGAAGCATGGGACGCGATAGTTTCATTAAGTTTCTGGTTAGCACCTTCCATAGCATTCATAAACAGAACACTCAGAGGGTTATCAAGACCAGCACCTAAAATAGTCGTTGCAGCTTCTTTTGCATCAAATCCAAAAGCTTCAGCAGAAGCAGAAATCTTATTAGTCAAATCTGACAAAGCAGCTTCCTGTTCTTTAGCTTTCATTTGAGCAACCTGAAGACGCAAAGCTTCTAGTTCTTGCTTTTCTTGTTCAGTCATTTCTTCACCTGAATTGTTAACGTTTAAACTTACAGGAGCCTCTTCAGAACCTTGTAAGTAATTTAAGAAATCATCTTGAGACATGATTGAGTTAATTAAACCAAGTTCAAGAGCTTCCTGAGCAGAATAAACATTCGCCTCAGTATTCTTTACAGCTTCTTCAGAGAGATTACGAGATTCAGCTACAAAACCTGTAAAGGTTGCGTAGGTATCATTAATTCTCTTTTGAAGTCTTTCTTTGCTTTCTTCTGAGAGTGCTTGGAATGGTGAACCCATACCTTTAAACTCACCAGCTTTGATGACGTTAATTGTTACGCCATTCTTTTCAAATGCCTTAGTTAATTCCTGATGAACCATGATTACACCGATAGAACCAACATCTGCATCTGGTGATGCAATAATTTCTTCAGCAGAAGATGCAAGAGCGTATGCAGCGGAACAAGCGAACTCATCTACATAAGCAATAATTTTCTTTTGGCCTCTTGAAGCCATAATGTGACGTGCTAATTCAAAGCAACCTGAAGCTTCACCACCACCAGAATCGATGTGCAGAACAATAGTCTTGATTGACTCATCTGCTAAAGCTTCGTCAAAGCCTCTACGCAAACCTTCATAAGAGCTTAATCCACCTGTACACATTGCATCAATGAATGTCATACGATGGGTTAAACCACCCATAATAGGGATAATAGCAATGTCATCTTTCACTTTTAAAAGACTTCTTGCTTCACCTTTGGGTTTATCAAAGTTTACTGCTGCTTGGACATCACCCAGCAATCTGTTATTCACATAAGTTGCTGCTGAGTGAGCTAATGATTCAGTGGCTAGTAAAGGTTGGTTGAATAATCTATCAGCAAGTCTGAAGATATTCGAACTCATTTTTACTCACCCTATTTGTTTAAATCTACAGAGACTGAAGAGATAACATAGATACCTTCTTCAGCGAAGAATTGAGGTTTGCTAAGAGCACCAGTTGCCACGCATTTATCGTTAGCATCCCACAAGCTATAGTGTGAGACCGTTGCAGAAGCTGGAACAGTAATATTAACTGTATCTTCTGAGGCAATTAAGCCATTATCCGGTTCAGAAAAATAAATAGCCACTGGCTGAGTAACCTTATTTGCTGTAGGGTCTGCCGTTGGGTCTACATTGTGTAAAATAATAGTCGTTGGGGTTAGCGTGGCGAGGATTTTATTCTTACCATCAATAGTTAATGTTCCCATTAATTAAACCTTACTTTTTGTTTAAGGACTGTTGAATGGTTACCAGATTCATCTACCACATTTACAATCATATCATATACTTTGCCTTTGACAAGTACTTTGTAATCATTTTGTGAAAAAATGTATTCAAGTCTGTTTGTTTCTTTATTAACTGTCATTGGAGATTGAAATGCAGTGTCGAGGGTAATGAAAGCGGCTTCAATGCTATTAACATTGATACGTTTATTCTCGCAGTTATATAACTTTACACCCAAAAGGCATGAACTGTCAAATGGAATTTTAACAATTTCACTACAATTTCCTAAAATAAACGGTTTTCCACTCATTGGTGCATCAAGTAACCTGCAAATAGTGAAAACGTCAGAGGTTCCACCATCACTTACATAACCTGAAAGGCTGACCCTTGAGCCAGCCTCTACAGATAATTTGTCAGTGATAATAAGAACACCTCTATACGAATGCACTCGTGTAGCATTTGAAATAGAGATAACTTCAGCCATTATTTATTTGCCTTATTTGCTGTGCTTGGGTCTTTCGCTGAAGGTGTCTTTGCAGTACCTTCTCCAGCGGTCTTATAACCATCTCCTGAACGGCTTTGGCTATTTGGAGAAAGCTTTTCAGATACTGGCTGAGACTCATCAGCAGGAGGAAGACCAATATGCTCTCTAAGCTTGTTAGATAGCTCTTTGTCAACTTCCAAAGCACCTACTGCAACAGTCTTCTGGATATAAGAACCAATTACTTCAAGGTCTGGGGTTTCGATATCATCATATGTGATTTGCACATGTTCTTCATCGTCCCACATATTAAGAGCATAAGTCTGTGCAACTAAATCACGGTTAATTACGTTCTTAATTTGCTTCAGCAGAATATCTACTGACATTGCTAGTAAGCTTGTCTTAGAATCTGCAAGAGAGAATGAACCATATTTTGACTGACCCATAGCAAGAACATCTGACATAAATGCCATCATAATCTGCTTGGAATATCTGTCAATAATAGAACCTGTATCGTATGCTTTAGCACCCTGTCTAGAAACTAATGAGAACTCAAAAATATCCTCTTTAGTATCTGGGTCGATATATCTAGGCCAGATTAAACCTGCTCTATCATTAGCAATCATATCGTTAACAACAGTTTTGCAGTATTGTACGAAAGCTTTCTTTTCAGGTTCTGCATTTTCATCCAGATAATCTGGTGGTAAACCAATTTTTGGCATACCTACCAAGTCTCTTGAAACACCGACTGCTTCGTACTCTTCAATCTGAACTTTATACTTCCACGGCACATAGGCATTAAGTAATGGTGAACGACCTTCTGGGTTTCCATATTCATCGTCATACTTAAACAGCATGAATTTAGCTCGTGGGAGTTTTCTTGTTAGTGGTCTTTCTCCAAGATTAATTGCTCCAGCAATATGTGAAACATTTCTCAGATTCTGTCTAACACCAGTAACTTTTCTAAAGTCTTCGTCAAAATACCACTTATCAAGTGTTGATTGGTTTCTGATTGGTAATTTAGCCCATCCAATTAGACCATCATCAAATTTAGACTGGTACTTTCCTTTCTTACCCTGACGCTTCTTATAAACCTTTTCATTAACACAGAACCCATAAGTGCAGAATGACATTACAGAGTTAATAAAATCTGCCCAATCATGCTCCATGTCATCCATTAAAGAATTAAAGAAGTCTGCTCTTTCAAGCATTTTAGGGTCTTGCTCTTTTCCCTTTGGAGGTACGAATCTCCAGTTGACTTTTCTGACAAACATCTTAATAATATTTACAGATGCTGCTACAGCGGGGTCACGCATCATTAATTGGAAAGTTTTAATACTTTCAGGGAACCTTAGTGCCTGACGAGGTTCTTCATAGATTCTTCCATTCTTAACCTTCAGACCCAAAGAACCTACTTCACCCATCCTAAATGGTGGTAAGCTTTCTTGTGTTTCTGTAATATCTGCCATTCTTCTCACCTAGCTATCAACGTCTAAGCCCCTCATATGGGTTTCCCCTCACTAAGTCTGTGTGAGCGCCCATTGATGGTGGCTTGAATAATTTAACTTCGTTAAGACTGTTGAAAGCATCACTGGTAGCATCCACTTGGTCATCTTTAGTTTTGCCATCACCACAAAAGCCTTCAAGCTCTTGAAAGTAAGCTTCATTCCAACTACCTCTCAAGACTTTTACAAGTCCAGCTTCAGAAGCAGCAGAAAATCCCGCAAAGCGGGTAACTTTATCTTTATTTGTTGGTTTGGCTCTTGCTCGATAACCTTTCTCGGCAAGTTTCCTGATGAGGGATGTTGCGTAGGATTTACCAGCAGCGCCTGGGTCTTGAGGGATAAAAATACCAGTTCGCTTACCGTCACTTTCAGCAGTCAAATTAATTTGTGTTTCGACTCCAGAGGGTCTATCTCTAAATCTTACTACATCAATGATATAATAGCAACCGTCTTTTTTAGATTTACCCATCTTAACACCTGCTGTCCAGTCTGGATTAGGGTTAATCTCAGATGGTAAAGTTGCTGCTAAGTCCCATGCTCTAACATCAAATACATCTTCTGGGAGTGAATCAACAATTTCACACCATTGTCTTTGCCAATAGTTTGAACCTTCTGCACGAGCCTTCCAGTTACCGAAACGAAGTCTTGCAACGTTTAAAGGAGTGTTGTTTTCCAGCTTACCACGGTACTTAGGCTCTAAGAAGTCAAGGATTGGGTTATCATCAATCGTACCAGAAATAAAGGTGTATGTTTGAGGAATCTCAAGGGGGAACATTTCAAGAATCTTGTCTCTCTCCCAATCAGAAACCATCACGCCATCGTTCATTACATACCAACGAATACGACCACATTTTTCAGGGTCTGGGTAGCCTTCTTCATCTAAGAATGGCTCTACCCAATCGTAAATAAAGTGGTCTCTGTCTGGGTTCATGGAAATCTTCATGTATGAATCGCCTTCAGCACCAGAACGTAGACGGGTTTGTAGGTATGAAATCTGTGAAGCAGAGAAGTGTGTACCTTCGTCAAAGTAAATAGCTGAGTATTCAATACCCTGATGACCTTCAGCGTGCTTTTCAAGTTCTAGGTAGGTAAACTTGATAGTTGCCCCAGAAGGGAATGTGATAGTCATTTTCTGCTCGTGAGGAATCCCACCAAACTTACCAAATAGTTTCTTTGCAGCAGGCCATAAACCACCTTGTAACTGTGTTGTATTTCGACGGAAATATACAGCATTATAGTTAGGGTCTTCAATAAATCTTAAAGAGTCCATTAACAATGCGGCAGTCTTACCAGCACCAGCAGCACCACCATAGAGAACCAAGTCAGCATTAGTATTTAAAAAGACCTCTTGAGAACCCGGCTGAGGGGCTACATAGTTCTTATCAGTCATCAATTTAAAGATAAGGCGAACTTGGTCTGGTGTGTATCTTAATAAAGTCAGAATTTGAGTTGGAAGGAATTTAGAGGGGTCTTTACCGAATGATTTAATAATTTCTTTTACTTCATCAGAAAGCCCCAACTCTCCAGCTAGGACTTTCCTAACATCTTCCACTCGCTTCTGCTTAACAGCATTTAAGTCCATTAAGCGCCTCCGCAAATAGAATTATTCAGAGTCTGTAGCAGTCTCTTCTTTCTTAACTTCGAACTTTGCATCAACAGCATCAAGAAGTGCATCCATAGATGCTTCTTTAATATCAATACCTGTTGCTACAGATAATCTATCTGCAATTGCCATGATAGTGTTCTGCATAAATTCTAGCTTTTTATTAGCTTCATAAAGTTCTTTGTAAACGGTCTCACTCATTATGTTTTCTCCAAATAATTAACCATGTTTCCCCTTAAAAAAGACGGCACAGAGACCGTCAAGGAGAAACCACAATGTACGTCAGAGACATACTGTATAAGTCTTCCTATAAAGTATAACTCTGTAAAAAAGCCCTGTCTAAAAATACTCTTCGGTAGCGAAAGGAAGAATACTTATAGCAGGGCATTATTATTATTTTAATTGAGAGAGAGTAAAATAACTTGGAGAATCCGAAGGGACTCGAACCCTCAACCTCAGTTTGGAAGACTGTAATTTTCCCGTTTAAACTATGGATGCACTAATTGGTGGAGAAGCAGGGAATTGAACCCTGTACTTAAGTTTGCAAAACTTATGTTTTAACCATGTAAACTACATCCCCAATGTCTGGTACAGGTGGAGGGAATTGAACCCATCGTCTTACTGATTAAGAGTCAGCCGCATAACCATTTTGCTACACCTGCATTAATTTGGTACACCTAGAGAGATTCGAACTCACACTGAGCAGATTCTAAGTCTGCTGCCTCTACCAGTTGGGCTATAGGTGCATTAAATCAAATGCCTTGAGAATTGACTGTGGCAATTTGGACATAAGAACCGAAGATTCTCTTTTCTATCATCTAACCAGTTCTCATTAATGTGGTCAACATCAAGAGTTAGAGGGTTGCCCAACCACTCCGGTAACTGACCGCATTTAGAGCATTTGTATTCGATACCAGATGCTATTAAAGCTCTTCTTAGTTGTGAAGACCTTGCTCTTTCACCAGATTCACGTAGAATTAAGATTTCTTCAGGCTTTCTTTTTGGTACAGTTTTAATCTTACCAGCCTTTTGTCCGAGGAAATGAGAAGTGTCTATTTCAAACTTCTCTATAACACGCTTTAGATGTGACTGAGAACCACCTGATGGTTTTCTCCCAAGCTTTATAAGCACTTCTCTGAATGATACTGAACCCTTTACTAAAGGTTCAAGAATATCTTTAGTCAAACTGCTACGTGCCATATGTCAATCTCCCATTAAATCTTTTTAGAGAACTTCTAAGAACCTAAGCAACAAGGTTCCACAACAAGCTGTAATAACCTTAGAAGCCCTCTAAAAAGACCTAAAAAGGTCTTTGCATAGTCTTGTTTAATCCGGTGACTAGAACCTTTGGAGAGCTTGATATTATCTCTTCTCCGTGACACCTACTAGGTGCTTTACTGTGCGTGTACGACAATACACGAGGGATACCAAAGCAACATCCGAATGAAGCTTGGCTTTAAATCTTATTAGGCGGTAAGTAAAGGAGTCGAACCCTCACCGTATCTCTACAGTGGCAACTGTTTTCAAGACAGTTTGGCTACCATTAGCCGCTACCTACCCCTAATAAGACTTTGGCATGGGACGGAGGAGTTGAACCACTTTGAAACGGTTTTGGAGGCCGTTGCTCATGCCTTAGAGTCTTAACATCGTCCCACACTATAATTCGAAGCTTACCGTATTATCTCAACACTGTAAAGCACCTTCTCAGATTATTTACATGTTCTGGAAAACATGAGATACAGACCACCTCCTTACACGGAGACCCGATAAGGTCGTCTAAGCAATCTGCTAACTAAATTGGCACACCCTACAGGATTCGAACCTGTAACTAACGATTTAGAAGACCGTTGCTCTATCCAATTGAACTAAGGGTGCATTAACATTTTAAAGGGTACTTATTGCATTTAAGCCAAGACCCATAAGGGATACCCTTTAGAGTGTTGCCCACATTATTAATCATACCGTGGGCGAGTACGCCAAATTCTTTGATGAGGGATTGGAAGACCTCACTGGTGTTTAGCCTATCAAGCTACTGCCAGAAAAACATTGTCGTTTGCATTTATTTTAAATTTGCAAAATAGACGCTACGCAACGAAAACTAAGGTTACTATAAAGTAGTCACATCTCAATGTCAACAACTTTATTGAAATTGGTACTGGTAGGTGGAATCGAACCACCGATGTTCCCTTATCAGGGGAGTGTTATAACCTTCTTAACTATACCAGCTTGGAGGTTCAGATGGGAATCGAACCCACATTCATAGGGCTTATGAGACCCCTGCATTACCTTATCTGCGACTGAACCATATTGGTAGAAGTGGAGGGATTCGAACCCATCGCCTGTCAGATTAAAAGTCTGCCGCATCACCATTCTGCTACACTTCCATTAAATTATCTTTGTAGATAAGCTACCCAGACTTGCTTAAGGTCTGTAGCGATGTGCCTTTTTGGGTTTAAATCTAGAATTTACCCTTTCACCCTTTGTGGTCGCATACTCACAGGTAAGCTTAATAACTTATCTACAAAGATAATTACCAGACCGTTGTTTATCATCTTAAGTGCTACCATTACACCAACTCGACATCTGCCGAGTGAAGGAATCGAACCTTCGCCTTTTCTTTACCGGAGAAATAGATTGTTTAAGTTTTGCTGTAAACGGTCTTCTGTAAATTTGTTGAGCCAGACCAAGTTTAAATTTTCAAAATTAAATTGGCTTGAAATTTCATACGTTCTTGCTGTATTTGGTCTTCTGCTCCTTTAAAGGATACTCGTAAGAACCCTTTAAGGGAGGGGCTAAATAGCCCTCTCAAAATTGGCGGTTACGAAGGGATTTGAACCCTCATCATCTCCCGTGACAGGGGAGTATTTTAACCAAATTAAACTACATAACCTTTATTGGTGTGCCGTGTAGGAGTCGAACCTACCGAGTCTCAATGACAAGGGATTTACAGTCCCCACCGCTACCATCTACGGGATAACGACACATTTAAATTTGGCGGTTAGTCAGGGATTCGAACCCTGTGCCATTCGCTTAACAGGCGACCGCACATACCTTATGTGCTTCCTAACCTTAATACATTGCCAGACCGTGTTTTTTCTTTTATCCGCAAAAAGTATTTTGTTGCTGAATACGGTCTTCTGCAAAATTGGAGGCGGGTGCAGGAGTCGAACCTGCCGATACCATGCTAATGAGACATGTGAGACGCCCTTTCTCTATACCCGCAATTCTCAATGACCAGACCAAATATCTTCTTTGTCCGATTTCGTGTCAGATGAGTAGATTAAGTTTGCTGTAATTGGTCTTCTGTCAAAACTGGCGTTCCAGAAGGGATTTGAACCCTCAGATATCCACTTTGAAAGAGTGGTGACTTTACCATTTTGTCTACTGGAACATTAATTTGGTCTCTGTTGGAGGACTTGAACCTCCGGCCTTACCGCCCCAAACGGAACGCTCTACCAAGCTGAGCTAAACAGAGATAAACTTTTCAAACTCTATGTAACCACTTTAACATTATTTTTTAGTGATTGTCAAGAACTTTTTTAAAATATTTTTCAGTATCTTAGAAAAGCTCTCGTTTCGTTTCTATGTAGAACATATTAAAGGGTATCAAACACATTGTCAATACCCTTTTTAAAACTTTTTACCAGATATAACGGTCAATCATTACTGCTTTGAGCATTACGCTGATTGGGTCAAACTTCTCACCACCAAGCAGAGCTTTTAAAGTAGCTGGAGAAAAACCAGATACCATTGCTACACCGTTATCCTTAACAGACACTTCGCAAGTACCATTACGGTTTGCTAAGTACCAGAATACCAGTTGAGGCATTTCGTATCCAGCTTTTTTGTACTTACTCTGAATTGCTTCAAAGTTTGTACGACCGTTAGCCCCATCAACCTGATTGAACTCCATATCGGAGAAGATGATAAGCTTACTTGGCATATCTTTCTGAGTCAAGTTGTTTCTCTTACCTATCTCAAGAATGCGGTCAAAAGCTGCTTGTAAGTTAGTTGAGCCATATTCAACGTGTCGCATCACCTGACGATTACGGTTTCGTAAATCACCACTCAGTTCGATGAAGTGAGGGTTTGTTGAATAAACCATCAACTCATTCTTAAAGCAACCTGTATTACGTTCTGCTACATACAATGCAAGTGAAACACCAATATCAAGAGCAGTAATTGAACCAAAATTCACCCAAGACATTGAGCTTGAAACATCAGACATACACAAGATGTTTTCACCCTCTGCCATCCAGTTTGGTAGTGCTTTCCACTGCTCATTAGCAACATCTGCATTACCATGCTTAACAGATTTAATTACATCGTATGGGTAAACAGCACCAGCATTAATCTTAGCCTCACCCTTTGATAAGGACTCGATGTAAGCTTTGTAGCGTTCTCCATCTTTGCGGTTAAACAGTTTTTGGTAACGTGCAGCAGCAAGTGAAGGAATCTTACTGTAGTCAATCTTACCAAACTCATTAGCAGAGATTTTTTGCTCAACTGTATCAGATAGTGCAGACAACAGTGTGCGGTACTCTTTCTCACTCAAGTTGGCAAACTTGCAGAAACGTTTTACAAACTGCTTATGACGTGGTTTGACTCGTGGTAACCACTTAGCCGCCAAACCTGCTGTTGCAGGGTCTAGTAATGCTGCTTCTAGATGTTTGAAGGCATCTGTCTCGAAACGAGTACCTACGAAGATTTTGAAGTCATCAAAACGACCAAGTTCTGCAATCTTATCCATAATGCGAAGAACCTGCGTAGGCTCTAAAACTTTGTCTTCAATCGCTTGAAGTAAAACAGTTCTGAAGGCTTTACGCTCACCCATACCTTCTCGTACATCTCGCATATGAAGCAAAATACGAACTGCAACATCAACATCCTCACGCAAAGCTTTGTAGAACAGGTCTGGTAAGATTTCTACGTTGCTACGGCTTGAACCAGCAGCTTTGTAAAAGTCTACAAGAGCAGACATTGATGAAGTATGGTTTACAGCACCATTTTCAGTTCGACCTGCATGAAGGTGCGCATGTTTGAATAATTCGCTCATATTTTACTCTCTTCTCTCATTTTGTTTGTTGATGTGACAGACTTTAGAGCAACTTTGTAGAGTCTGTCAACACCTTTTAAAATTATTTTTTGAGAATCGCTACAGCAGAGAACGTTGGTTTGTTATCTGTCTGAGACTGACCACCATTATCAGGTGTCTTCTTAGTGTCTGCTGCAATCGCTTTCATCTCACCTGCTGAGTGAGTCATGATAGTTTTACCGACCTCAATCATGCTCTTGATGGTTACGTCGTCTGTGTTTAACCCGAACTCTGCAAGCTTAGCAGCATCTCTTGTAACAATCGCCTCAAACAGTTTTGCAGCAAACTCAGCAGAATTATCAATGGTCAGTTGAGCTTTTACAAGTGAGCTTTTGTTACGAGAGCCTTTTGGTCTTCCAGATGGGTTTCCAGATTGGCCTTTTTTAAACTGGCCTTTGTTTGTTCTGTTTTTCATTGGTATGCCTCTTATAAGACCTCTTAAAAGGCTTTTAAGATAAAAGATAGATATCCAGAAAGATATCTGTTTAAATAGCCTTTTTAGAGGAACCTTTTAAGTTATCTTCTAAGTATTTAGAAGCCTACACCTTGTCAAGTACTTTGTCAACAACTTTTTTAACTTGCAATAGTTCTTGACTTGTTGTATGGATTACTGTACCATCTTACTTAAAGCTGTAGGTCTGCCTTGTTCTACAAAGGAGACTTAATGAGAAAATCAAATAAACCGAAGAAAGGTAAGAATACCAATCACTGTAAGGAATCAAAAAGGGTAGAATTAATCTACTATTCATCCTCTGAAATTGGTCTGTACCTGTTCTTTCAAAATTACAGAAGACAAGAGGATTATCTATGTGTAGTTCCCAATTAGAAATCGCAGATATTATAGATTTATATCAAACTGCAAAGAGTCATGGCTATATAACCTCAATTGGAAAGAATAGTCACTATGATGCTTTGACTGGAATGTATTTCAGGGCAATGGCTCAATCTAGTGAACAACACTTAGTGGTTTCTTCCAGTGAGTTTACTTCGTTTCTCTATTGCAGCAAAATTATAAATCGCAGGAGAACTGAAAAATGTTAACAGTAAGTTTTAATTACAATAGTGATGGCTCTGTATCAATTAATTCGCCATATGCAAATGACCTACTTAAAGAGCTAGTCAATCAGTGTGATAGAGGTCTTCACTATGTTCAAAATTCTTTTAAACAGAAGACTATTGCTAATAACTTGATGCGTGTAACAGTAACGGCATCGAATCCAAATTATGACTTTGATAGTGAAAGTCCGTACTCATTAGTTGCGCTTGGAGAGAGCAGCCAATTCAAACTTGTTTGCCACGACTCAGAAACATTCCTTAAGGTATTTTCAAACCTTATCCATAATAATAAGTACAGCTACGTTGATGGTAGTGTAAACTTCTATCCAGCAAACTATACATGTTTGTTGGTTGATAATATGAGAAAAAGTAAGCAAGAGCCTACAGAAATTTCATTTGATGTGAACTCTAGTCCAGACGCAGAAACAAGTAAGAACTTTGATATGAGTTACGCATTGTCACTCAGTAAGAAATCCGAGTTCATTGATTATGTCAATGGATTTGGTTTTAAGTTTGATGAGAGTATGAATCTTAAAAAACTTAAGAACCTACTTAAGACCAAAGCTTAAGTGTGAATAGGGGCTGATGCCCCTTTAACTATTTATAAGGATATTTAATGAAAGCTAAGAGTGCAAAAGACTTTTATTGCTTCCTACAATCCTATATCAATTCCGTGCAAAATGGTGAAAGGTACAACCTTAATGATGTTATCCCAACACCTTTGACATGGAGACTCAGTAAATGGCCTGAAGAAGATATTACACCAACAAGCGAACAACGCACCTACAAACCTGAAATCAATATTCCAGACTCTGAGAATCTATTATATCCAATGTTCCATATCGTTGGACTTGGAAGATTCCTTATGGATATCCAGTATGTAATTGGTAAAGGTTATAAGGCTAAAGGTATTGTTGTTGGTGATGTATCTCCGCATCACAAAGGTTATTTTAGACTAAACGCACATTTAGAGGCTAAAAAGAAATGATTAAAGCAAAGACTTACCCAGACTTCAAAGAGTTTGTGAAGGGCTTCGTTGCAAATGTAAAGGCTGGTAAGAGATATGATTTTAGAACATATCAAGAGGCTATTTTACCACTTACTTATAGTTCATATTGGCCTGAAGCTGATATTGCAGAAGTTGAGAAGTTTGACTACAAACCAGACTACAAAGTCCCATTTAGTGATGAGTTGCTTTACAGCGTTGGTGCTCAAATGAGAACTTCTGACTTCTTCATGGACTTACAATATGCAATTATCAATGGTAAAGACGTTGATACAGTTTATTGTGAATGGCTGGCAAGAGTTAAACCATTCTCAATGCTGAATGCTAAGCTGAAGGATGCTATCAAGCCACCATCAATCACTCAGCAACCAACCAACCAAACAGTAAATGAAGGTGGCACACTTACCCTAAGTGTTATTGCAACTAATGCCACTGGATATCAATGGAAAAAGGGTGGTGAGGATATCACTAGTGCCACATCTGCAACCTACACAAAACAGTCTGTAGTACCTTCTGATGCTGGTTCCTATACTTGTGTTGTGTCTGGAGAGGCTGGGACAAGTGTTACCTCAGATGCGGCAACAGTTACTGTCAACGCACTGCCTGTGATTACACAGCAACCTTCTGGTCAGACTATCAATGAGGGTGGAGACATCAACTTGGTAGTGGCTGCAACAGGTGCAACAGGTTATCAGTGGAAGAAAGATGGCTCTGACATCACTTCAGCTACAGATGCTACCTATAGCAAGTCCGGTGCGCTGCCAGCAGATGCTGGTTCATACACTTGCGTTGTAACAGGTGCAGGTGGTGCAGTGGAATCTAATGCTGCTGTAGTAACTGTGAATGCACTTCCGGTAATCACTCAACAGCCAACCAATCAAGAAATCACTGAAGGTGAGACCTTAACGCTGAATGTTGTGGCAACAGGTGCAACAGGTTACCAGTGGAAGAAAGGTGAGGAAGACATCCTCGATGCAACTGGTGCAACTTACACCAAAGAAGGTGCAACCGCTGCTGATGCAGGAAGCTACACCTGTGTAGTTACTGGTGCAGGTGGCTCTGTAACGTCTAATGCAGCAACAGTTACAGTTAACCCAGTAGGAGGGGCATAATGCAACTCTCACAGAAAGGTTTAGAAGCTATTAAGTTCTTTGAAGGTCTTAAGCTGGAGGCTTACGAAGATTCTGCTGGAATCCCCACAATTGGGTATGGGACAATCCGTATTGGTGGGAAGCCTGTTAAGATGGGTATGAAGATTACCGCTGAACAAGCTGAACAGTATCTTCTTGCAGATGTTGAAAAATTCGTTGCAGCAGTGAACAAAGCCATCAAGGTTCCAACTTCTCAGAACGAGTTTGATGCACTTGTAAGTGAAACATACAACATTGGCATCACAGCTATGCAGGACTCTACATTTATCAAGCGCCACAACGATGGTAATAAGGTCGGTTGTGCAGAAGCTATGCAATGGTGGAACAAGGTTACAGTCAAAGGCAAGAAGGTCACCTCAAACGGCCTGAAAAACAGACGTAGAATGGAAGCTGACATTTATCTTGACAGTGTATATCCAAAGTAATATCTTCATAGGCTCCTTCGGGAGCCTTTTTTATTTTCTAAGGAGAAAACTATGAAACTTTGGGCTGATGATGTTGGGACTTTTAAGTACACTCGCAATGGCTCAATGGTGAGAATCATTGGGAGTAACATTGTTACAATTGGTGATAGGGTACACACAATGTTCACTGTTGAGTTGGCTGAACTCTCACCTATTGAATCTGCTAACAACGGCCTGTTCAAGTTTGAGACTTACCATGTAAATGAACACGGGCAGTTTAATACTCTAGGGGAAAGTGGCCTTGATATTATTTCAGAACACCCCTTGACAAGAGAGCAGCTTGCGAGTTACTATAAAACAGTTCTTGAAAGGACTTTGGCAACACATGAGCATGAGGCCAGATATCACATAGAACGTTGTGAAGTTTTAAGAGCAAAAATCGAACAAGCAGAGAGAGGTTTTTATGAATAAAGAGATTCAAGTAAAAGTTGACACTTTTGGACATGATGGTCGAGAAGATGCTGGACTTGCCGACGCAGTGATTTTTGAGTGTAATGGGAATATTAGTCTTCGCTTTACAGGCTCAGGTAGCACCCTTCGCAGAATGCGAGATGATGAAGATGGTTGTCCTGTATTTGGCTGGTATGATATGGAGTTTCCTCGTTACGCCATCCATTATCCAGATGGTGGAGAAGACTGGACAACTCAATCAATCCGCGATGAGCTTAATGGCATTCCAGTTGAGCAAGAAGAGCAAGAGCCTGTTGAACTCACCTTCACTTTTATCAAAGAAGAGAAAGTAGGTGACTTGTCAGTAACTGAAGCAATTCAAGTCTCACAGGTGATTCGTTAATGAGTAAAGTACAGGTTGTTTTCCCTATTTGTGACTTCTCACTAGAGCGTGAACTTGACCTGTACGAAGAAATTACTGACGAAATTATCTGGTCTGTTGTAGAAGAGGCTATCAAGAAACTGTATGGTGGCCTCTTAAATCCATCAAGTAAAAAGCTCACTACTAAGCAAGTAGCTGATACGTACACTTCATATGATGCCTACAACAAACCTTTTGAGAATACCTGCTTTGACCTTATGGTAGGTAATAACAAAGTCAACTATTTCTTCGTCAGAGAGTTTAACGATGAGTAAGCTCCATGTCACAGTGTACAAAAACTTCTTAGATATCAAAGAGTCTTTAACAAATAAGCTTGACTTACAACGTAAAAGACTCTTCTTAATGTACGATATAGACAACTACAACCATCCTAAAGAGTTTAACTACAAAGATGGTACAAAGGTTGTTGAGTTTGAAGATTCTGTGACGGTATATGTCAAGCATGACTTACCAGCAAAGTACATAGGGATGTTAGAGTACTATATATTCAAACATACAGGTATGCGTGGTGAATATGTCAAGATATCTTCTATAGAAGTTTTTGAGAAACCTAACACACAACTTAAAAAGTATTTAATGAGGAAACTGTAATGTCCGAAGAGCAACAGAATATTACTCCACAAGTAACACTGGTACAACATTTTGGAAATATTGAAGGGTGTATTGCACTTTTTCAACCAAGCATCAACTCTCCTGCAAAAGTTTGTAAGTTGACTATGAATGTGAACAATATCAGTGTTTGCCTTGTTGATGAAGTCCAGTACTTCAAATTCAATGACAGAGAGGTTGATGCTGCACTATTGAAGTATCGAGCAAGCCTCGAAAAAGACATCGACCACAAAGAACTTGTAACACTGTTTGGTGACCTTCACAAGCTTCTTGAAAAGGTTATGAAGCGCACATACTACATGAACAACGGTTCAATCATCACCACTTTGATTTCACCATGTATTTCAGAGCCAATTTTAACTGATGACGGTGGATACTACGTGGTAGCATCAGCAGATTCTGATTGGTGGATGAAGAACACAGCACTTAAAACAGTGATTGAGGCTATCCGCGAACATATCCCTTCATTCAGCCCGTGGAAAGGTAAAAGTGATGATTTCATTGCACTATTGAGTGAAGAGAGTAACAAGCGCAGTGCATTGCTGCCTAAAAAATACTCTTGACCGAGTATACAACACTGATTATGATGGGAGCTATCGAGAGGTAGTTCCCTTTTTAGTTTCTAGATAAGAGACATGGTAAAAGAATGAAAAAACTAACTACAGTTGAAGACTACTACAAACTGTCCCTGTTAGAGCAGTATCGTAGGAGCCAGAATATCAGAAAATGCTATGGTAAACACGCTGAAGGTGACTTTTACCGTTGCTACGATGCAGATTTAAAAGGTGTAACACCTAGAGGGAAAGTCCTGCAAAGGCTTGTTGACCTTGAGTGGAACAAACGATTGAGAGGGTTTGGGAAATGATTTACGAAGAAAGATACAAAATAGATTACCAGAAGACTGGTCATCATACTTCTCTTAGAGTAACCAAACCAAATGGGGATACCGGTATCATAGCACACTTTGGTGGTGACTATTGGTACGGTACAGGTTGCTTTGAAGGCTACACTCAAGAATACTTGAAAGCTTTCTACAGAGACTTTACAAATGACTACAACAGGGTTGTTGAAGAGAAGAATAAGTGCATTAAGCATGAATATCATGCCAGAGGTTGTCTAAATATTGTTATGATACTAGTGTTCTTCTTAGCAACATTACTAGCTGTATCAGCAATCAGCTACATAGCTCAAGACTTGACCATTACACAGATTACTGCAAAGTTGCATGATGTCTGGTACTTGTATGTTGTTCCTTTAGCTGGTATCATCATCTCACTAATGAGGTTCAGAGTTCATAAGAAACGACTTAAGGACTCTGAAGTTAAACTTGAAGAGGTAAGTAAAGAATGCAACCTACAATTATAGCTGTATGTGTTCGTTTTGCAATCGCTGAAATGATTAACAAGGCAATCTTAAAAGATGCCTATGGAGAGACTAAGTAATGATTAAGACACCTGTACCAATTTTTGGATTTCCTTCTATAGAAGAGTTCAAAGTTTATCTTGACAAAAACTTCTACAACGAGCAGCCTGTTACTTTGCTGAAGAGTGACTTATCAGAGCTTCTTGATATGGTTATTAAGGCAACTTCTGAGAAGGAGCCTGAACAGAAAGCTGAGAAGAAGACTAGTAAGAAATCCGATAAGAAGACTGAAAAGTCTGAGTAGTAACTTGAGGGGTTACTTGATAGCCCCTTTGTAGAAACTTAGAAGGTAGCGAAATGACACCAGAATTAGAGGGTATCTCAGGTATTTGTAAACCTGAAGGTGGTTGGAAAGAAAAAACATACTATATTGTAGATGTTGCATACTCTAATAAAAATATAATCCACAGAGCAATTATGTACTCAGGTTTTTGTAATGATGATGGAATACCAGAAAATTATAACTGGATTAAGAATGGTAGCTATGAGACAAAGCATACAATCTCTGATGCTTACTATTTAAAAGTGGTGGCTGAGTTACCTGAAGAGTTTCAAATTGATAGGATTTAAGAGATGAAAGAGTACATAGGTAAAGAACTTGACATTGTAGATTCAAAGACACAGAGGTATATAGCTACTGTTAAGTTTCTTGGAATGAATGATGCAAGTGATGATTACCCTCTCAACTGCATAGTTTTAGATAAGTTTAAGGTTTGTGGTATTAATTTTAATGAGGATAACTTTATAAGCTTTGATAAGGACGGTTTCTGGCGTGGTAAGAACCATCCTCAAGCAAATGAGTTTGATATGCGTCTAGTGATACCACAAAAAGGTAAATCACAAAATGTAAAAGATATCCTTGTAGAAGCCTATGCAGAAGGTATAATAGATGTTGTGCATGATGTTGAAAAAGCTTTAAAGCTTGTTATGCCACATTTAGAATCTGGAAAGCTGACTTTAGAGATGTTTAATAGGGTTATTCGGAGAGCTTATGAAAGTAAAAGAGATAGTGCAAAGAGTAATGCTTGACAACTCGACTAAAGATGAGATGTACACAGAAATTTGTGATAAGTTAAACTGTTCAAGACATGCTGCTAAGGTTCTTGTACATTGTTTTATCTGGGAATGCTCAGAAGCTTATATGAAACACGTAGCTTTTGAGAGTTCTCATTTACTCGGTGATGCAAAAATAAGTGTAGCACTAAAAGAGCCTGAGATGAAAACAGTACCTAAAGTTGGTAATGTGTATAAACTAAAAAATTTTATTACAGGCGAGATTGTTGCAGAAGGTGAAGTGCAACAGGTTTATCATGATGGTAAATATCTGTTTAAGATATTCGAGTATGATAGTCGTTACAGACACTTATGTGGTATTACATTTTTAGTTTCAGAGGATGACCTCATCAAGAACAATAGTAATAAATTCGCAGTACCAGAATATCAAGTTTTACGATAATGGTGTGATAGATATGGAAAAAGATAACTTAAAAGAAGTTGAAGGTAACTACTTAGTACTTGACTGGAAGGATGTTCGGGAAGCACTCTCCGAAGAAAATCTTGACTGGTTCGAACAAATTATCTTTGCAGTACGGCATAACCGAGAAGTTGAAAATGGTAAAGAGCCACTTGAAGGAATCTTTGTAGAAAGGTCTTATCCATTCTATGAAGACACTTTGCAGAAAGTTAAGATGTACTTTAAACAGAAGAACCGTAAAGTGGTCACTATGGTATCTCTTGGTGGACAGAGTATGTCTGTGATGGAAGATATCAACCCTAAGAGACCGAGTAAAGGTGTTTGTATAAAAATCACAGGACATGAAGAGTATATCTCAGTGGCTGACTTTAGTGTGTTCTGTAATGGTTCTGCTGTCTTTAATGGGTTTCACTATGATATCCGAGTGTACCCAATCAAGGGAGATGATATCATGATGCAGATATTCGATAACAATAATGGGTTCACTCATTTTTACCAGACAACTAAGTCATCATTGAAAACAGTTCTGGAAACACTGATTTAAAATATCTTAAGAGCCTCCTTAATTGGGGGCTTTTTAATTTTTATAAAATTTTATCGGTTGTCCCAACCTCTGGGTCACCATCATATGTGAATAAAATATCTATCCTTCTTAACAACCTTCTTAATCTTACTCTCTATATAGTTATATAGTACTATATAGTATCTTAGTAACTATCTAGTGGTCTCAATAGCCCTCTGTATAGCCCTTCTAAATAGCCATCTAAACACTCTTCTAACAAGCCTTCTTAACAACCTATACAATCACCTTAACCATCCCTCTACACCCTCTTAGAAGCTCCTATACACCTCTTAATTTCTAGGTAAGCTATGACACTCTCTATAGGTGTTCACTAGGTACTACTAAGCCTCTATATAAACTGTTTTAACAAACTTAACAGGAATATCTTCACAGACCTTATCTCACAAGGTCTAACACGGTACTAACAAGGTATCTTATAAGCCTGTTATTACCTGTATTTTTAAAAGACTGTATAGGTAATTATTCAGAATCTTAAAATTTTTATAAAATAGGACTATCAAGTCATTTTTTAGGGTCTTTGAAGGAACTGAAAAATATCTGTAGAAGATGTATATCTGCTTGGTAGCCCTTAACAGCTCCCTTACAAGTACTTTGCAAAATTTTAAAATATCCTTAACAATCTCTTAACAGCTCTCACATCTTCTTAACAACTCTTCATAGGTCTTAACAGATTCTTAACAGAACTAACAAGGGCTTAACAGTTTCTTAACAGTTGATACATGGGCTTTACAGAATCTTAACAGATGACTAACAAGAGCTAACAAGTTAATTTTTAAGAGTTATCTTGTTAAGATAATTAACAAGTTTCTAACAAGTGTTTAATCTTTTTAACAAGCTATTAACATGGTCACTATCTCTTTCTTATCGTTCCCTCTCTTTCTTAATGATTCTTTAAATAGCCCTTTTAAAAGCTCTCTATAGCTCCTTGTAAGCTCTTTTAAACCTCTTCCTAGTAATTACACCCCAACTATACAGACACCTATTTATAAGGCTTTACAGGAGCTTTTAAGGCTATGTCAAAGACTCTTACAAAGCTTTTACATGGTATTAACAGAGATTTAACAAGGGACTAACAAGTTGCTAACAAGCATAACTATGTAGGGATTGTTAAGAATTTGTTAAGGGGACTAACAAGTTGCTAACAAGCATAACTATGTAGGGATTGTTAAGAATTTGTTAAGAAGATGTTAAGGGATTGTTAAGAATTTGTTAAGGGGACTAACAAGTTGCTAACAAGCATAACTATGTAGGGATTGTTAAGAATTTGTTAAGA